CTATTCTTCGTCTTCCGCGTACCCTTGATCTCCTCCGTCGTCTCCTTCGTATACCTCGTCACCGGCGCTTTCTTCTGCATACTCTTCTTCTCCAGACTCTTCGTAACTGTCTTCTATTTCTTCGGATTCCTCTTCTTCAGACTCCTCTTCAGATTCCTCATAGCTGTCTTCTATCTCTTCAGATTCTTCTTCAGATTCCTCATAGCTATCTTTTTCTTCAGATTCTTCTTCTTCAGATTCCTCTTCTTCAGATTCCTCATAGCTATCTTCTATTTCTTCAGATTCTTCTTCCTCATATTCTTCAGATTCCTCTTCTTCAGATTCCTCTTCTTCAGATTCCTCATAGCTATCTTCTATTTCTTCAGATTCTTCTTCCTCATATTCTTCAGATTCCTCTTCAGATTCTTCATGGGTACTTTCTGTCTCGCTGTATTCCTCTTCAGACTCCTCCGACTCTTCGTAGCTGTATTCTATTTCTTCGGAGTATTCTTCTATTGATAGCTCAAATGCTTCGTACTCTTCTTCAGTTTCGTATTCTTCTTCGTATTCTAGATAGTAGAGTGATTCGAGATCACTGTATTCATCAACAGACACATATCCCTGTTCTGCAACATAGACGAGTTGTTCCGTGTATTCGACTTCGTAAGTCTTCTCAAACAGGCTGATTACTTCGGGGTTTTGGGCGGCTCCAGGACGTTGAAAAGCGGCTGCGATCTTGGCCTTTTTGCCACTAAACAGCGAACCAGACTTACCTCTAACTCCTTGACTAAAATCTACATCGCTAATTTGACGAACTGCCCAACAATCGCCGTTGTAGTCAGGCTTGGTCATGTAGTCGTAGGGAATGTAACAGTAGCCGCAATCGCCCCAATCTTCTCCCCAAGAATTGCGAACAATAAACACTTGATCGTCATCTGAGTAGCCAACACACAGCATTGCGTGACCGCCGTCGTGACTCTCGTTGTCTGGGTCGGGCATGGGAACTAATCCATTTGAGCCAGCTTGTTGAAAGGAGGAGAATAGTTGTAGCCCAAAAGCAAAGGGGTAGCCTTTTGCTAGAGAACTCCGCATCGCTTGCAGGTCAACCTCTACACGGTAAGCGTTTTTGATTTTGAATTTAGCAGCTTCCTGATATGCCCGATCGCCTGGCTGGTCGTGAATTCGCTTTAAATTAAATGACCAGGTGTTTTCTGAGCAAGCACCATATTTTCGTAAGACTCGGACACAACTGCGAAGATAAGTGCCTTCGTCTTGACTGGTATCACCATCTAATTCGCGGGCGTTGTAGTAGATAAAGAGGCGGCTGACATCTTCGCCCTGACCCATGAGGCGATTTGCTAAATATTCATAAGCGCCTGCCATTGCGTTTGCAGTGCAACTATTAGAGTTGCCTTGATTTTCGACGGGTGTCAGGTACTCGCGCAGATCGACACTGGAGGGAAGGTTACGATCGCGACTACTAAATTTTTTGTCTCTAGGATTCTGCTTATCAGGACGATAACCGCCTAATTTGATCTCTTGACCCGACGGATTTTTAACTACGGTTGCTCGACGAACATGTTGATAATCTTTTGGCATAAAAAGCTCCTGAAATAGCTGGCTGGATTGCCTTCTGCTACCTATGCTTCCCGAAACCAAAGGGAGGCTAACTGCAACTTTGCTAATAGCGTGATCAGGAGGTTTGTTGAATAACCGTCTTGTCTTTGTTCTGTTTGTCGAAACTTTTTGTATATAAATTTAGGACATGCGATCGATGGTTCGATATTGAATGGCTTCGGCAACATGATGAGTTTGCAGATGTTCATCATTGGAGAGATCAGCAATCGTTCTAGCGACTTTGAGAATGCGATCGCTAGCTCTTACAGACAGCCCTAATCTGCGAATTGCATTTTCGAGTAAACTACGAGTCGCGTCGTCGAGAATGCACCATTTCCTCAAATGAACGCTTTGCATTTCTGCATTACAGCGCAGTGGCGTATTTTGGAATCGCTGGTAGGCGCAGTTGCGGGCAAGTTGAACGCGCGATCGTACCGTTGTTGAATCTTCCCCACTGGGCTGTTGGGTGATTTCTTCTGGCTTAAGGCGATTGACTCCGACTTGTAGATCGATTCTGTCCATCAAGGGCCCCGAAAGCTTTGCCCAATATTGCTCTCTGGCTCTCGGCGAACAGGTACAAGGCTGAATCGTGTCTGCATAATAGCCACAAGGACAGGGATTGGTGCTGGCAACAAGTGTAAATCGGGCGGGAAATAGAACGGATTGACGAGTGCGAGAAATGGTAACATGACCATCTTCTAAAGGCTGGCGCAAAAACTCTAGAACGTCTCGCTTAAATTCCGTTAATTCGTCAAGAAATAGAACTCCTCTATGGGCGAGAGAAATTTCGCCAGGGCGCGGGTAACTGCCTCCTCCGACGAGAGACGCTCCGGATGCTGAATGGTGAGGACTACGAAATGGGCGGACAGCAACCAGTGCGCCTTTTTCTTTGAGCAGACCTGCGACAGAGTGAATTTGCGTGACTTCGAGCGCTTCCTCAAAGGAGAGGGGTGGCAGTATCGCGGGCAGTCGTCGGGCTAGCATGGTTTTTCCACTTCCGGGTGGGCCGACAAAGACGACGTTATGACCTCCGGCGGCAGCAATTTCTAGAGCGCGACGGGCGTGAGATTGTCCTTTGACATCCCGCAGATCGGGCGCGTCAATCTGCATCTGTAGCTCTTTTTCGGCATCGATTTGAACGGGGAGATAAGCAGCAGGATTGCCCAAAAACTGACCAATTTCTGATAGATGTTTGAATCCGTAAACGTTGAGACCTTTGACGACGGCGGCTTCGCGAACATTATCAGACGGGACGACTAACCCTGAAAATCCAAGCTGTTTGGCGGCAGCAGCGATCGCCAGTACACCCGCAACAGGCCTAAGGGAGCCGTCTAACGAAACTTCGCCTAAAAATAGATGAGTTTCTAATAGTTCGGCACTGACTTGCTCAGAGGCGGCCAAAATTCCAACACTAATCGGTAGATCAAAGCTCGGTCCTTCTTTGCGGAGGTCGGCTGGCGTGAGATTTACGACTATTTTCCGCATCGGGAACAGATAGCCCGCATTTCTGAGCGCTGTTTTGACTCGTTCTTTTGATTCTTGAACCACAGCATCTTGTTTGCGGACTTGTTAAATTGCTGGCATCCGACTTCGATCGGCGGCATCACAGCACATCGCAATTAGCAGCGGCATGATCGTTAAAATCCTTACCGCATCCTCCTCGTTAGAAATTAGTGATGCCAATTCAGGCGGCACTTCAAGGTGCGGTGCAAGCGCTGGCAAGTCTGCCGGAACGAGCCTGATCGGAGTGGAGTCAGGAAGCGATCGCACTGTCCCGTCTTCAACACACACTTCTTTAAGTTCGCGAAAAACCTCAATAATTGGCTCTTGTCCAACAGGAGAGGCGACCTGAAAGTTCCAGGTTCGCCGCTCTTTTGAAAATGTCTTTTGTGATTGTCCTAAGTCGATCGCCATTACAAACCAACCCCCACATATTGAAGATCTGCTTCGATCGTGCGGGCAGTTGTACCAGCCGTTTTCACGATCACAATACCTGCTCCAAGCAGGTTGTTTACGGGGATATTCGTCGTGATCGGACTTCCCGTAACAGCTACGCCGTCGATGAAAAATTCTACGCTTGTGCCCGCAGCATTGACCACGATCGCGAGGTTTTGCCATGCGTTAAAAGGGGCAAAAACGCCAGTTGTAACCGCCGTCTCAACTCCCGCATTTCTGACGACAATCTGCCAGTTGGCACTCGTGCCACTCACATATCGGAAAAAGATCCCCGACGTGGTTTCGGTTACAGTTGTGGAGAGAAAGAATCCGGCCCGAACTAGATAAGTGTCCGTAGCGTCAGACGCGACAGGAATACGCACACGGCACAAATAATCGCTCTCGCCCGACCCCATTTTTAGGCTAGCCAGCAAGGTTGTGCCATTAACCACGGTGGGCGCAGTAGCCAAGCCTGCTCTAGCTGTTGCCGATGTTCCTGTAGAAAGCTGTGCGATTCCTGGGGCGGACGTGTCCGTAATGGTCACAAAACTGACCGCAGCAGCAGTTCCGTTAACGATCGTATTCCATCCGCCAGCCCCCTCAATAAAATGCGAAAACAGTTCGCAGAGGGGGTTATCTCCTCTTAGTAACTGCATCTTGCCGCTTCTGTTGGGCAGTGTGTATGCGTGGTTCCCGGTCAGCGCTGCGGTAAAACTGGACGTGAAGCCATTATTTCGGATGCCCACGATCGGAGAAATAACGCTCCCCGCCCACAATGCTCCACCAACTCCCACACCTCCGGCTACAACAACCGCTCCCGTCGTAGTCGAAGTCGAAGGTGTAGTGCCACTTGCTGAGATTGTAGTTGCCCCGATCGCTCCTGCACTTGCAAGGTTTAGAAGGCTAGGGTCTAATACGCCATCGCTGCGAGTCGAGACCAGTTTATTCCCATCTGCAGCCCCGATTGATGCAGAAATCGCCTGCACCAATCGGGGAACCCCTGCCAGAATCGTAAGGAACTTGTTTGTGGCCATTTATGCATCCAGCGCGATCGGGGCATCGTATTCAAATAGAATTCCAGTGGTGCTGACCGCATAGCCAAGTGTCTGATAGGTTTGACTTGCCGCGCTTGGAGGCGTTGCGGTGCTAGCGCCTGGGGTCGTCGCGCTAAGATATCGCCGCCCGATCGTCACGCCCGTTACAGCATTGTTCAAGCCGGAAATATAGACTGTCGCGTTGGCAGCGTTTGCCACATTTGCCAAGACAAAACCATTCGCCTCGCGTCCATTGCTGGCATCAGCTTTACGCACATTGCGAGTGCCTGCGTTGTCGTAAATGTTCACGAAGTCGCCTGCTGTCAGCGCTTCAGAGGCGGCGATCGTTTCTGTCTGTGCGCCAATTCCAACGGGCATAAACGAGTTATCGATCCGCCCGTTTGCCCCGGTCGAGATCAACTTGTTTGCGTCAGATGCTCCAGTTGAGGCGACGATCGCCTGCACTAGTCGTTCAACTCCGTTGATAAGAGTCAAAAATTTGTTGGTTGTCATAGAAATATTGCCTCTTGCGGGTTAATTAGAAGTTGAGTGGGTGAAGCGGCAAACCCGACGATTCGCCTAAATCCTGTAGCTGGCTGGGATTGAGTCAGCATTCCGTTTAAGCCTAAAAACACGGGTTGATTTGCAGCCCAATTCCAGCCCAGATCAGTCGCTAACCCTTGTAGTAGTGCATTGCACAAACTGCCCTGAGATTGCCCGGTTAAGAGCAACCCGATCGCCGCATTCCCGTGGCTTTCTTGGTCGCTGCTGGCATAGATCCACTGACCTGATTCCAGAACGATCATTCTTAGTGCGGAGAGTGCGATCGCAGTTTCAAAGATTCCGCTCTGAATGTTGCCATCCGAGCGATCGCCCCTTTCCCCCCGAACTATCGTGAGTGATTGCGGCGAGGTTGTTTTGCGGTTTAGAATTTCGCTCATGTTCGCTCCCTGGTGACGATCGCTAATCCCTCTGCCCGCCTCTTTGTTTTGAGATTGGTGTCAGTCGATTCGATATCCCATCGGTAAGCCCTGTTGCAAAGCTTTTTGATTCGCTTGATTTCGTCTGGAAGATAGAAGTCGCTCAGAATTTCTGAAGACTGCCCTAGCAATGCAATGTCAATGCCTAAAAGATCCTCCCAAGAGCAAGTCGCGACCATTGCGGAAGTAACCGTTTTTGAGAGGCTGGTTTGAAACAATCCCTCTAAGGCATCCACGATCGAGCAATCAAAATTGACGACTCCTCCGGATGGATGCTCAAGCTTGCCAGCAAAATTCCAGCCTGTAATGTCGATCGGGCTGCCCGTCAACATGCTGCCAGCCTTCAACTCAACAGGTAAAGCCGTTAATTGCAGCGTTCTGTCTGTTGGATTTAGAGGGGCAGCGAGTTCTAGTTCCTGGCAACCGATCGTCAGAATCTCGCCAGTCTGCATGGCCACGCCCATCTCATCGATCTTGACGATTGCTGGAGAGGTGGAAACGCTGACACCGCAGCGGACGCGAACCCCGTGATTTAACTGAAACGTTAAATCGTCGAGGTCTGTCCCCTGAAGGATCAAGATATTCAGGATAGGCGGTGATTCCAGCATGAGCTTTACTCAGAGAGGTCTTCGGCTTCCAGAATCAAAGAAATTGCTTCATCCCATCCACCTTCGGGCTTTTCAATTCCCAAAGGTTTAGCGATCGCTGCAATCTTCTGCCAGCTTTGCTTGAGGAGTGCCTCTAGCTCGGCTTTGCGAAGGTCGAATGGGCTGAGTTCGGGGGGTGCCTCTGGTTGAGTGGCTACGGGTGAAGGCTGGCGATCGAGGCTCCATCCGTGAGCAAAAAACACATCTGCATCCACCAAAAACACCCGCTTCGATTCGTCCCCTTTGTAAATCGTGAGGAAGGGTAAGCTCATGATTAATGAACCTCTGGGCTTACAAAAGCGCCGTAGATCAGCGATCCGGGTGTTCCGGTTTTGGTAGCCGTGACGCGCAGATATTTTGCGCCGGGAACAGCCTGCTCGATTTCGCCGCCTGAAAGCGCCATTTCAAGCGTCTTGGGAGTTGTTCCGTTCGGTTTCACGCTGTCGATGACGGTAAAAGCTCCGCCCAGCGTAAGGCCTGCTTCGACAGAGATTGTCCATTCTGCGGAGCCTGCAACGTATGCAGAAAAGGCAGTTGGGTAAACGATGACTTTGAAAACGTCGAACGCAACTGCGGTGAAAGCGATCGCAGTCTCGCTTGTGGTTGCCGCAACTGCAGAAGCAGTGCCGTCGCGCAGTTCCATTTGTTTGTCAAAGTGGAAGGCGCGACGATTAGGGAGAGTTGAAATAGGCATAAGAACTCCTAAAGAGTGTGAAGTAGGGTGTGAAGCAAGAAGATTCTTACGCGACAACAGGTAAGTCTTTTACGCCGCGCAGACGAGCCACTGAGCGACCATGCTGCACAGCGATCGCCGTGTGCCAGTCGATACGGGTTCGCATACAGGGCTTGGTTTCCAGTTCCCCTAAGTCGCGAACACTGATGCCGTAGCCACCTTCGTTATTGCGGAAATTCAGACCCTCAACCATGCCATCGTCAAAACTGACCACATAAATTGACGAGTTATTGGTTGTCGAGGCATCTTGAGACGCTTCGTCGAATCCCATAATTTCCAAATCGTTGTTGTCTTGCCATACAGGGATGATTGGAATTCCCTGGTAAGTCGTGATTCGCTTACCCATGCTTTCTGTGTTGAATTCCACAAAACCGCCAACTGCGTTGTTCCGGGATGCTGCACTCATTCGACGCGCAATCGTCTTGTTCACAATGATGTGAGTGGGATTGTCTACTAGGTCGATCAACTCGTCCATCTTGCTAAGGCTGAGCGCCCCGCCTGCTGCTGCGATGTCGAGAAGCTGAGTCCCGCCAACACGCACCTGCAAACCATCAAAAGCGCGAGGCTCTTTGGATGAGTCGCCTTTGATGAAGTTACGCGTCCAAGCTAGAGCCTGCGCTTTTAGTTGCTGCTTTTCTTGAGTTTCGCGAACGCTCGGGCCCTGAGTAGCAATCATCGCCATATCGACATCGAGATCGCGACCGCACATCTTCATAGCCTCGGATTGCGGATTCATGATGCCGATCGACTGATCAAAGCCTTCGTTGTAGCCACGAAACCCAACACCTGGGAGTGCGTGCTCTAGGTTGTAGCTGTAGGAATTGCCATCGACATTTTTGAAGCCGATCGCCATTAGAATCTCGGTAGTCGAGGCGTATTGCTCGATATAAGCGCGGGTCAGGTCGTCGGCTGATTTGGCCGCTTCAATTAAAGTTAAGCCCATGTGAGTTCAAAGATGAGAGGGGTGTGCTAGTCCGTTGGCATCCCGCCTCCGGTCTTGGAGATAAAGATTTGGCTTACTGGCATCCCGCCTGAAGCTTATTGCCTCTGGTGTTCCCACACAAAAAAGGAGTGAAATTTCACTCCCTACAACATCATGAAAATTGAGAATTAACCTCGTGCGCGAATAGCCCGAACTCGTTCAGCAAATGGCAGGCTACTAAGATCTTGATTTGCCCCAAACTGTTTAGCGCTCTGCTGCATCCCGCCTCCCTTGGCGTTGTTCTTGGGCGCGAAACAGTGGCCTAAGACTGGATGCTCTGACAATTCTTCCATGAACTCGATCGCGCTCATGGGTTTGCTGGCATCCTTCTTGGAGAAACGCCGAACTCCATTAGCATCCAGAACTTCAAGCTCACCCTTTTCGTTGATTCGCAGGTGGCGATCGGCATGGGCATTAATGCTATCGAAGAACGACACGCCATCTTCCCCAGCTTCCATGCGCCCGTTCGTAGCCGCAAAATACTTCTCAACCTGAGTACGTTTTTGCAGTGATGTGAATTTCTTCTCCCACTCCTGAGCCTTCACCTGCTCTTTCTGAATTTGAGCGGTAAACTCGGTTTCAAGCGTTTGTTTGAGTTGTGCTTCACGCTGGTTAAACTTCTCAGCTTCCTGTTGCAACGCCTCAAATTGCTGATATTTCTCAGGGTCAATACCCTTGAATGAGTCCTTGAGAGATGCGAACTGTTTTTCGAGATCCTTGGCTCGATCGCGCTCCTTCTGCAACGCACTCTTTAACCCAGACACGTCTTCCGTTGGTAGTTCGGGGGGTGTTACTTGAGTGTTGCCGCCTGCTCCGTCATCTTCTTGAAAGGTGATTTGAGGCGCAAAACGCTTGAGAGAAACAGACTCGATCGAATGTCCGTAGCCAGATGAATAAAGATTGAATTTCATTGTGGGCATCCCGCCGCAACTTCAAGGCTGGAGTTCCCACAGTCGATCAAATAGGCATCCCGTCAACCCAGGCTTTGTTCCCATTAAAGGTGACGATCGCATTCTGCCCAGGTTTCAAAAAGCCATTGGTGATTGCCTGACATGCCACAATCCCGCCGTCAGCAAGTTGCACCATGATCGCCCCGCCGTCTGCGTTGCCGCCTAAAATGCGCCCTGAAAACTGCTGCTGAGAGTTTTCTAGTTCAACCTGCGCTTTGAGCTTTTTGGCATAGCTGGCACGATTGTTTGCTTGTTGTTGTCTGAGGAGTTGATAAGCGTTCATGAGTAATAAGAGGCGCTAAGAACGCATTTCTAAATCAATCGTTAAGTCTTCTCCTTGTGTTCACCCAATCGTTGCAGCATCAATCGAATCATCGCTCCCTGAATCATTGCCTCACTCATTTCTGGGAGCAGTTCATAGTCTTTGCTCAAGCGACGATTCTGATTGATCCAAGCAAAAGTTCGCTCTACGATCCACCGCTTAGGAAGAATGACAAATCCAGCTTCAGAGCGCTTGATGACCTCTACTTTCGCTCCACAGAGTTGCTCGATCACTCGCGCAAAATTCTCGCCTTGATACCCTTGATCGACCCAGATCCACTCTAAGGCTTTCGCTTGTTCTGGATCAAGGTTGTCCACGGCAATCACACCACCGCGTTGCTCAGAACAGTTAGCATTGATCACGACCCCAGCCAGCAACAACCCCAACGTATCGACCAGGATAAATCGCTTGCGTCCTTTGATCAGTTTGCCACCGTCAAAGCCGTAGACCTCCCCCTTTTTTCCGTCGTTTTGACGGATTGACTATCAAGGCTGCCCGCACTCGCTTGAGGCTGTTTTCCCACCGAGACTCGCACCGCTCGCCGTAAGGTATCGTGAATCTGTTGCCAAATGCCTCTGCGTTGCCACCGTCGGTAGTATTTGTAGACCGTTTGATAAGCGGGCAGATCGGTCGGTAAGTCGCTCCAGATCACCCCGTTGTGAATCTGATAGAAGATCGCATTGAGAATCTCTCGTTGACACACTTGGCGTTTGCGACCTCGAGCCTTTGGTAACGGTAGGAGCGGTCGAATAATCTCCCACTCGCGGTCACTCAAGTCAGTACTATAGCGTTTAGCCGCCCGTTCCGCTGCCCGGCGAAAGCGACGAGGTTTGAGGGTGGTAGCCATGCCTGAATCATTGGTAGAAAGACTTCTCAATCCTGATTCCTTTTCCCTTCCTATCTGCATCTCTTTAACCTTTTATTTAGAAATGCGCTCTAAACAGTTTGTGATTGGCAGGCAAGCGAATGGAGGCGCGAAAAGTTTTCTTTGACCTAAAAGTAATTTCTGACTTTAAAACTTGATAGGTTCTGATCTCAAAGCTTTTTCTGTTCTGTTTTATTTGTTCGCAGTCGTGAATTTTGTCACCAACGAAGCTAATAAAATTTCTGCGATTGCCACTAAAGGGCGAAAAGTCGAGATTTGACGGTGCGGGACTGCTCAGATTCCTGGTTGAGTTTTTTGTGATAATCGCGAGATTATTCTGACTTGCGGCGATCGCAGTTTTCAGTTCTGAGTTGCAAATCAGGGATTGATAGTCGCTGCTTGTCACTTGAGGTAGAACAAATCGCCCCTCCGTCAGCTCCCCGTCAAGCCAAGAAAAGTTTGCATATTCCCCAAACACTCCTAACTCGGTATTGCTGGTGATGTAGTATCGAGTGCCAGCCCAAAAGCCAAAGCCTTTGTAGCTAACATCGGAGCTAAATACTAACTCGACAGCGGCAGGGAAAAACGTGCTGGCTCTACGATCGATGTCAGTGCGAAGCTGCCAATTTTTTTTAGGGGTGATACTGTTGATGACCCCGATCGCATCCGAAATACTTTCTCTGCCTGGTACTGCAACAGGGTCTTGCAGCGTAAACAGCCCACTTGTCACGCCTTGCAAGATGTAGCTAATTCCGGCAACCCAGTCATTAGGGCCTGCGCCTGTATTGTTGATTTGTGCCCGTGCGATAAATGCAGTTCCGCGCCTGGTTTGATCTCCAAAAGATTCGGCATATTCGCCTTGTGGAACAATCAAGATTGGCTCTGGATTAAAGGTGAATCTTCCCCCTTTCACATGACTAACAAAGAATTTCAATGCCCCATCGTCGTCGGTTAGCCCGCTCAGAATCTTGAGACTGTCTCCAGTCTGAGTCGTCGTTTCTTCCTCTGTCGTTTTGGGAAAAGGCATTGCATCAAATTGGGCTTGTTGACCCGCTTCGTCAAACCGTACCGCCTGACCAGCTTTAACAAATCCATTTGTAACGGGCTTTGCTTCAGCACTCCCTCCGTCACTGCCTTGCACAATTCCTTTTCCTGAATCAGCGTTGAAGCCGACGTACTTCCATTGCTGCGATCGACGCTGCTCAGATTTCTCGCGCTGCTGCTGTGACTCTGCGTGACGAGAGCGGTTCTGCGCCTGCTGATTGCGAATCAAGTCAAGAGGATTAGTCATGGTGTGGATGAGTTGCTGCAAAAGATCGGCTTGAGGGAGTGCCACGGAACTCGATCGCCACCTCACTCCAATCAGTCAAGCTCAGTCCCAGTCGGTGGATTACATCGCCCAAAACTCTATCTGCCAGCAAAACAGGCTGTGTGTCGATCGCCTCGCCTTCGTAGCGATACTCGTCATATCGGCGGTAGCTAAATTTCGGATTATTGCAGTATCGATCGTCTTGCAGAATCCCCGAATTGAGAATCTTTTCAAGCGCTTTCCGTTTCAAAAAAACGCACCCTCCTCTCGGAAAGGGAATCTCTCTGCAAGTATTCAAAGTGCCCGCAACGTCAGCGATCGGAAGGCTTTTGAAAGGTCGCCAAAAGCGAGTGTCCCCCTCGGTTTTAATGAAATATGAATCATCTGAGTACAGCAGCGCAGACGTAAATAACCGCTCTAGCCAAAGTCCACCAAATTCGGGTAGCTTGAGGCGATCTCGGAACGGCAAAAAAATCACGCCTCGCGATCGACAGAATTCTGCAAAGTCCTCACGTATCTCGCCATCAGCAGCACAAAGCAGTTTTTCTAAGGGGTGGTGAGTCCTGAGATCTTCGATCAGTCTTTGGGTAATCTGTTCATCCCGATAGACAGAAAAAACAAACATTACGAACCCCCACTGTCGTCGTAAGCGTCATTGACAAAGGTCGATTTGCTGCCAAAAATGCGAGTAAATATCGCCTGAATTGAAAAGTTGGAGACTGCGCCAGGTAAGGTGATTTTGTAGGCAGGGCTGTCGTAGTCGTCCAGTACGTAGGGGACTTCTGCGGGGATCTGGAGTTGAGCGATCGTTCCGCTGATCCGAATTAATCCCGTCAGCATCCATTCAGGCTGAGAAGGTGGGCTGGAGCTATAGGGCAACGCAAAAAACGATGTTGTGCCCGTCCCCGCATCAAATACACCGTTCCCAAGAGTCAGCGTTTTCTGAAAATCCAGGATACTTACTAGCGTGTCTTTGAAGCGATCGACATCAACTTTGTCGTCCTGAAGGGAAGTGATGCTGTACTGAATGGTGCTGTCAACGGCTTGAAGATCCGAAATAGCCCCAGCAAAACCATTAACTAAAGTGCCTAGCGCTCCAATATCGCTTGCCTGTTCGTCGATTTGCGCTTGAATCTCTGATAAATCTGCATCTCCCCCGCCCCCGCTTCCACCCCCCGAACTGCTAACAGCGGTCATCGCAATCCATCGTCCAAGCCCAGAATTAGGAACGATCGTATTGTCATCATCCCCTGTTGCTGTTGACGCTGGCTCGTACTGGTAGGTGCGACGTTTCACCTTTACGGACAATTGGAACCCATAAGGTAGATCTGTTGTAGCGACCAATTTCAGCGCTGCAACCGTATCGACCGCATAGCCTGTATAGATCGTCATACGCCTACTCCAAACGTGTCGTTCGCTTCAGCTAGCGTTAGATAAATGTCGCCCGTTCGTCCCGCCTGAATCAGTTGAGAGTCCGTGCTGACATCAAATGAGTGAATCTTGCCGTTGGCGTAGCGCAGTCGAAACGTGCCCGATCCTGCACCAATGTCGATCGCCGTTGCCCCATCACTCGAAATCTGAAAGTTGTCAGTGCTTACCCCGATCGCTTTATACAAAGTTCCAGCGCTCAACCCACTTGGCAGGGTCGATCCAGCCTCAGCGTCAACCATAATTTCGTCGCCGCTGGTCAAACCGTGGGATGCGATCGTAATCACATTAGAACTTGCATTTACATCAGCCGCAGCAAAAGACTTGGGTGCGTTAGGGCTACCATCAGCAATCAGGAACACGGTCTGAAATTGCAATGCCCCACCTACTGCTGAGTAGGTTGCCGTCACAAGTGGCATTTCATGGCGCTTGTTGGTGTTGCTGTAAACGCCGTCTGATCCAAAGACGATCGCCGCTCTTTGATAGCCGTTCTGCGCTTTGAGTTCTGCGGCAAAAAACTCAGATTTGGCGCTAGTTCTGGACAATAAATTGGTGTCAGCCAGGCACATAAAAAACTTTGCAGGGTTGGGCGGAGTCGCCCCCCGATACTGCATTTTGGCTTTATAAGAAATCCAATCGTTGTGGATAAACGGCATAGAGGCTGCAAGGAGTGGTGCCCTGAGAGTTCCTACGATCCAGGCGGATAGATTTTAGTCCACTGGAAGTCAGTCATATTGCGCCATTGCTCAAAAGTGATTTCGTCCCAGTTAATCGATCGGGCCCATGCAGTAGCCGCACTACCCTGAACTTTCACTGCCTTAAAGGATTGCTGATACTTCACTGACGCACTGCCCTGCACATCAAACCTGTATCCCTCGGTTAACGTGCGGTAGCTCACCATTGCAGAGACCTGAACTGAGTAGTCGATCGACACTGGGTCGCTCGTGAGAATTGATAGGCGATAGTCTGCTGCCGCGCTTGCCTGTAGTTCAACTTCCTGGTTGAGGCGATAGGGTGGTGAGATTTGATCTGGATTCTCAGCCTGAGTCCAGCCTAAAAAGATGCCGTCAAATGAGCAAATACATCGTTTTTCTGCCATTGCGATCGAGAACCCGTCCATCAGATAAGCGCTCACGCCTTCTAGCTCTGTCACGTCGCCCCGCTTCATCGGCTCATAGTCAAACCACGAATTACTGAGATCAGTTGTGATGCTAGCTCCCTTGTGATGGCCCCACAAAACCACGCCCCAAGTTTGAGCCAGTTGGTTCGCTTCTTCTTGAGCCGCCGCCACAGTTCCACCGTTCAAATAATCAAAGCTGAGTGTTTTCTCCCTTGGTCTGTAAGGTGAATCGATATCGACCGGGAAGTTCGCTTTACCCTTCACCGTCACTTCTTCGCTACTGAATTCGGGCGAGTAGGTCTCAGGAGCAGGTGGTTGAGCTTGCCCCGATCGAGAGATTGTCAGCGTGTTTTGCGCTGCTACCAGGGCCACCAGAATGGCGGGGTCGTAAGTAATCTCATCGTTCTCCCGCCGCTCACGGAGTTTGTCGGCTACTTGCGGGAATACCGTTGCCAACGGCTTCCTGATTGTCTGCTCATAGCTCCACTCTCCAAAATTCTTCTCTTTCCAGAATTGAATATTGGATTCTGAGGGCACTGGTCGCTCCATGTTGAAGACAATTCGATCGGGGTCGTAGGCGAACTCAGTCGGAATGATTGTCCCGATCGGGGCTTTTTTGGTCGTCGTGATGCGTGGTCCACGTCCTAATGCCTCCAAAAGCGGAAGGTCATCTTCTGACACATCTCCCGAAGTTAGAACGGCGCGACCAGGATCGTAGACGTAATCTGTTTGTTCAGATTCGGCAAACACCGGTTCAAATTTATTGATGTCGATTTCTAGCCGCCCATCCCCGTCCCTGGGATAGCTGGCATAAACTTCGCGAAAAACAACAGCACGAGGGCGAGTTATTTCGATCGCATGGGTTTTTAATCGACCCTGATTACCCTGCTGGCATCCGGGTTGCCCTGCTGACCCCATTACGGGTGAGTTGGCTTCATATTTATAGGTCTCTCGCCTGAATTCGGACACGACCAGGCTGGTACTGCCTTCATAATCTGGGTCGTCAGACAAAACGATTCCTGCTGCCTCCTCGATCGTGGTTTCGATCGTTCTGAGCTTGCTCGACCTTGAGAAACTGTCTCTCTGAAATGTCCGCTTGATTAACGTGTTTGCGTCAGAGCTAGATCCAGCGGCAGAAGCAGGGCCAAACTCCTCTGTTAAAGTTTCTGTTCCGTCTCGCGATTGCCTGGTGATGGTCGCCTTGCCATTGACAATGACTCGTTCCGCTGGCTGCTCTCCTTCAAGTCGCTGATAGTCTGCTGCTTGAGCGGTCAGGTCAAATGCAATCAGAGGGGCAGACTGCTTCGCGTCGATCGCGCTAGCTCTCGATCGCCCTAGTGAATCCATCCAAATAAAGTAGCCAGCCGCAGCAGCGATCGCGCCTGCTTGCTCGATAAAACTGCCTTCAAAAGCTTTAGGTGTTGGGCTGTTGAGAAAGCCAGGAATCGAATCAATCAGAGGGGGTGCTCCTGCCGCTAACAGAAGGCGATTTACAACTTCTGTTCGACTGGTGCTTGTTCCCGCGCAAACTTTAGAAGCGTCTCCTCTTGGCTCCCTGATCTTGAGCAGCTCGAACAAGTCTCCTGTGTGCAGCGTGAGCTTGCGAGTTTTAAGATCAAACTGACTGTCCAAGATGTAGATTTCACCGCCGCGAGGCGATCGCTCAAGCAAATCAGCCAGGTTAAACGGTTCCGAGTCTGGTCTTTTGGCTATCTCAACGACAATCTTTTGTCCTCGCGCCCATCGGTTGTTAATGCGATCGTCCAGACTCTCAAATCCATCAGGGCGGCCTAGTACGATCGTGCCCGTGAAAATGACCAGCCCACCTTGATCGATCTTGCTGTCGCTGCCCTGGAAGGAGATGAGTGCAGGTGTGCAGTCAAGTCCACCGACGCTGACTCTGTAATGACGAATGCTGAGATTGATCGTCATGCTGGCACCCGATCCAGCTCTTTCAAAATGAATCGGGCCAGTTGATAAGCGCTGTTTGTGCGCTCTAATTTTGGCTCAAACATTCGAGCCTTGAAGAGTGCGGGATACGCAACGCCGCCGCCTGAGATCGTTTGAACGGTGCCACCAGTGGCGATCGCTCTAGTTCGGGGGGAAACATCCTCAACAAACAAATTCACGTAGTCAGCGATCGTAATCCCGTAACTCTGCTGAGTCCTGCGTTTGCGCTCTGCTCGATCGAAGATTGCTTTGATGATTTGCCAGTCGTCGAGCAGGACGTAAGCGGCGATTGTCCAAACATGTTTGGCTTCGTAGAGAGTGCCATCCTCGATCGCCGCCCCAAAGAGTGAATATTCTACGTCACCCGTTTGGGTGAGTACGCGATCGTAGCCCCCGGTCGCAAAGACTTTGAGGGAGGTTGAGAAGGTGTCGATCGAGAGGTCTAGTGTCTGGGGCATGGCAGAAAAGCTATCTGCCGCCAGAGTTCCTACGATTGACGATCTCTTGATAAGTGTCCCAAGCTAAAATCGAGATATATAATTCTCTCTCCGGGGTCAAAGGGTAGAGTTAGACTGAAGTGTAGGGCGATGGGGTTCCGTGCCGAACTTGTAAAGGTACAGAAAATTCTGGCACAAGACGGTTGTGTAAGGTCCACAGGCTTGTTATATATAAATTGACAAGCTATACAAAAGAGAGGATTAGCAGTGTCTACGGCTGTCCTAAACGGTTTTAATTTCCAAGAAATCCAGCAAGCACGGAAAGGAGCGGTTAGCTCGTGCAGATATCTTCTGCTGGCTCAACGCGCTGAGAGCATAGCGAACCGTGTGAGCAAGCATTGGGACGAGTTTCTGCCTGAAGAGCGTGAAAAGCTTAAGGAGCTTGCCCACGATCTAGTTGAACCTTCCAAGGATTTGAACAGCATTCCTGCATGGATTTCGGCGATACTGCGCCTGCTAATCTTGCGTGCTAGAGGGCAGAGTGAAGCTTTCTACGCACTTTGTGACGCATTAGACAGACTGGCAGATAACATATTTGATGCAATTGAGCGAGAAGATCCTGCGTACTACTCGGTTATAGCTGATACCCTAGAGGAAGCAATTTCTAGCCCTGATGCTGGGCAAAAGCTAGAACCGGAGGAGATCCGTGGTTGGCTCGGAAAATTATCAGATCGTGCCGTGGAAGAAGTTTGAGATTAGCTACGACAAGCTAATCAAAGCTCACTATAAAAAAGACAAAAAAGCTAGAGAAGCTTTTGATGATCTGCTGGGCGACTTTTTAAAGGAACTCTGCCTTGATCCTCGTCCCGACAGAACTCAGCAACAACCTTCTCCTGGCAATAGCTACGCAGAAGATTTTGAGTTTCGCAAGATGCGTTGGCGCCGTCTTCCTGGCTTGAGGGGTGCTGCTAGATTCGGCAGACTTCTCTACATTGTTTGTGATTCAAAACGGCTCATCTACCCGTTCTGGATTTACACTCATGAAGAGTTTGGGGAGCCCAAAAACCAACCCCCTTCTAAAGACCTAGCGCGCGAAATTCTCCTAATTCAGGAGGATACAGACAGTAAAGCAAACGACGCTGATATGCCTGATGTCAGCGTCGTTTCTATTGAGGGCGAACAGCAATAACACTCTTTTTTGTAGCGACAATGCGACGACGAATTACGTCTGCATAGAAAGTCCGAACTCCGAACATTTGAGTGTTGCCCAGGATCAGCAACTACAAGACATTGCATTATATTTGCGAGTCTCTAAACTAAGCCAAAAGCCCCTCTAGTTTCTTGCTAAAGGGGCTTTTGTTTGAAGCGATCGAGAGATTCAGGGGCAATCCCTCGCTTCAACTTGGCATCTCCTCCTCAATCTGCAAAACAATGTTGTCTTCGTGAACTTCCCGAAATTGTTGTAGTCCTGACTCAATGTGGTAGTACCAGCCAGGATCGCACCCTTCGGCGTTCTGAAAAGCAATCCCAACTGACAGAAAGTAAAATCCCACGATTCGACCGCTCAAGGAACTGCTGCCTCGGTCGTAGAGTACGGTTTGCCACAACTTGTATTTAGGGGTTGGATTGGGGTCGTTTAGCAAGTCCTTAAGATATTGCTCAAACTCAACAAGTTCTTCGTTCATAGGTTTTTGGTTGGGTGGTGAGGTTGATTATTTCCAAGGCTCTTCTGTTTTGATTGCCGATATCGAGATCGCTGATTGAGTCGCTTTATCAAGATGGTGAATGAGATCTTCCCAGTGGCGACATTCGGGGCTGAGGCGTTGCTGCTCCTCCACCATTGTGAGCAGGCGATCCAAAGTCTCAGGCAGGCTGTGGCGCAAAATTAATGAGTGCAGGTCAGCGCGTAGGGTGGTCATCTTAGTACCCCCGCTCAGCAACGGTTTGAATAGCGAGGTCAGCGATCGATAGGTCGCGCCCACTGTAGACGTTGACGTAGCTCACGCCGTCTTTGTAGTTAGTCAGGCGCTGCGGTGGATTTTTGCTGTGCTTCTGGCGGTAGAGGTCTGCTGCGAATTTTCCGGCTGCAACGGTTTGAAGTTGGCTGATGCGATGACCGAGAACGAAGGCACGTTCAGCGATCGTATATTGCTGGGGCGCTTCAACGGGTGTCGGCGTTAATTCGCTTAGTTGTGCGACCTGAATCGCTTTGGCAAGTTTCGCCCGAACGATCGCTTGTTCAGCAGAATCAAAACCGCCAAGTTTTTCACCCATGTCGATCGCGTCCTGAATAAATTTCAGCGCAGGGTGAATGGAGTCTTCGGGTACGGGTTCGGCGGCGATCTCAATGGTTTGGGGTTCGATTTGCGGAGTCGATACCGGAATTCCGGTATCGGTCGTAGGTTGCTCAAGTTGAGGCGGTCTCCAGCCTGTAATTTGTTGCACCCAGCTATTGAATCCCATCTCTGCAAATTTCATGAGGCTGTGAAGCGCTTCCTTCTTTCCCTTGTCTGCGTGATACTTAACGACCTCGATGCAAAACCTGGAACGGTAGATTTTGAGGTTTCCAGATTCCTTACCGTTGACAATCGCTTTCTCGTCGTTGCGTAAAAGGGTAAAATCCTCGAAACCTTCTGCTGGTAAGGATTCTAAATCTGAAGATGCCTGAGACCGTAAAAGGGTAGCTTCAAACCTGTAAACCGATGGCGATCGTACTCCACAGAGTTTCGCAAGGCCCGACTGACTAATGCCAGATTCACCTGTGGACTCAACGGTATAAAACTCAATTCCGTTTTGCTCAGACCTGATCAAATTCGTGATAATGGTCATGACTGTTTCATTAGTAATGGTGGGCAGTTGAGGCGATCGCTTTTCTTTCCACGGGTGAGCGATCGCTTTTGAATTTTGAGAATCAAAACTAGAGATCGGGGTACATCGACTTAACGAAGTTCACCCCATCGAATGAACTTGACAGAAAGCGAGAATATTTAACCTGCTGTTTCGCTCCTAGCCAATAAATTACAAAGCCTGCTCGACCAAGCTCGTAGTTGAGTCGATCGCAGTCGTAATCAGAACAGTCGCCGTAAAGGATGAATCCAGGCTTAACATTCCAGCGATTCGCAGTCTCGATCGCTAAATCTTTCTTGTGCTCACACTCGCTCCAGTGACAGGGAATGAGCGTGTAGAGATTGCAAGCTAGATAGGGGCGGTCACTTGGGGCGGTTAAAGTTAGGCATTCGTTACCCCAAGAGACGTGATTGAAGAATTCTGTGATGGCTTCGCTAGGTGTCATTTTTGTCCTTTCGCTTTTGAATTTTTGATAAACCTGCTTCTCGGTTCGGGGGGAGCGCGTTGAAAATTTGGCATGGTTGGGAGACCTGAATAAATCACTTCCCGGTTAAAAACGAATGAGCGCAAAAACACCTGAGAGATCTAACGGCTCACAGCCAAACCCTGCCGTAATGGAGTTGCAAGGGGTTCGGTCTGAGCTTGAAGGGGTAAGAGATGAACTGATTGGGCTACGTGCCGACCTAAAGAAAAGGGAGACATTTAGAATTACTGATCAGGTGGCACAAGGAGTCTTGTTAGCAGGAATTGTGGGATGGTTTGGGGTTGCAGTTCTCACTTTTCTTTTACAGATGCTTGTGGGTCGGTAAGCCTGAATAAGTAAACTTTCCGGTCAAAAAATAACTCAGAATTTTGTTGAATGCCCCTGGTGAAAAAGGCTAGGGGTTTTGTTTTTGGGGGCGATCGTCGTTTTGATCTCCTTCCCGATAAACCCTGCTTGACACGAACGCTAATCGACGTTCTCCGTGATAGGTCAGCCAAATACAGTCAACTTCGCTTTCAAGGGACTCCCACGCCGAATTAAGGCTCTCTCTAAAGTCAATCAATCCCATCTCTCGCTCTGACGAAAGTTGAAGACTTTCAGCGATCGCAACTGGAACCAAATAGCCTATTCGATCTTTGTAGTAATCAACAGGGATAACCTTGCCGCCCTGAACTTGACGACGGTAGCTGGAAAGGCTTTGCCTGAGTCTGGAAAGAGGAACCACGTTAATTGGGGGGCTGAGAGCGCTGTACATCTTAAGCCTCTATAACTTTATCAACTTGTTGTAACTATAGAATTTGTTGTACGGATTGTCAACTAAGTAATTGTTGACAAAGTTGTACGTTTTAGGGCACTATAGACATAGAGAAGCCGTTGCCCTTCCGACCAAGAAACAGCAACGGCTCTCTTTAACCCCTTATCAAGGTCTAAATCAATGATTGCACAAAGTCTCGATATTCAATCTCAAGCTACTGCCGAACTCTATAGCTATTTAGAGCAACAAGCACAAGAAGTCACAGTCGCAAGACGCGCCCCCGCTCCAACCTGCTCACAGTGCTTCCATTTCCGTAATGGCATTTGCCAGTTAAAAGCTGCTGCCGATTGGGGCGATAGCTCAAAAGTCAGCCCCACTAGACCCGCTTGTCACTTTGCTGAAATACTCCCGTTCTAGTTGATTTCTGGGCACTCCTCCACTTCAAGGGGTGCCCCTTCTCATGCCCTTCATTTGAGAGATTCGTCATGGTCGATCGACTCCTAGAATCCCCAGCCCAAAACAACTTCCGGCAATATGACGAAGATTTCTACGGTCTTGCTTATTTCAAGATTGACGGCAAAGAATACGCCGCTGGCACGGTTGAACAAGCCAAAGTTGCAGCTAGACGGATCGCTCGTGAATGCCCGGACATGATTTCACCTGAACTCATCATTCAGTATTCATGCTTACCACCGCAGTCAATCAACCTAGTTCAGCATCTCTGTGATGGTTGCTACTTGGATACAACAGTCGTGCGTTCACTTTTAGATCCCATCATTACAGATTGGGAAGGTCTGTTAGATGCTGCTATTGCGGCTAGGGGCGAGGAAGAATTTCTGTCGGTCTATACCGAAGGCAACCCCGAATACTGCTTGAGTGACTTCCCAGATGCTTATGCGCGGCTGATTTTGCAAGCGTTGGATTTACCCACAACTCAGATTGATACTGTCCGTCTTTACAGTTTGGGTTAAGCGCAATACCAACCCAATACCGGAAATCACTCTCCCTCGACACATTCTCACCTTGGCAAACTCCCCTAAAACTAATGGCCACAAAAATCAGCGACCTCGAACAACGCATTCTCCAGCTTGAGCAGGGACAAAACCAGCTAAAGTCTCGCCAAGAATGGCTAGAGCGTGTCTTTGCCACCTACGGCATCAAAGGCTTGTGGCTCTCTCCGACCAAAGCCGCTCCCTTGCTGGGTGTGAGCGAAGACCGCATCGAAGACGAAATCAAACGCGCTGAAAGAATGCGGCAAGCCAAAAGACGCGGTGATGCAGTCTACGGAACGCACTACCGCAACATTCAAACGATCGAGTCAAAAAATGCAACCTGGCAGGTCAACGTCTCTAAGTTTGACGAACTCTTTGCGATCCCACCTGACCAGCGAAAAGTCTAAGGGGTACTAAGATGGCAACTATTTTCAAATACAACGGTGTTCAATATCTCAGCATCAAAGACGCTTGCCAGCAATTAGGGAAAAATTATGCGGCTGTCCTAAAACGCCTTCAAGCTAACTGGACTGTGGCACAAGCGTTTGACGACGAACCTCGCCCACCCCGACACCCCCTCTCACTCAATGGGGTTACTTACAATGGGGTCGGCGAAGCGGTTCGACTCCTAAACGCTCCTGTGAGTCGCCGCACTGCTATGCGGCGAATGGAAGCAGGAATGACCCTGGAGGAAAGTTTATTCACGCCTCTTACCCTTGCTCACAGCAATGGAGTTGTTTATTCGATCACCAATCTCGTCAATGGCAAGCAATATATCGGTATAACCACCACGTCACTGGAAGAGCGATGGCAAAGCCATCTAGACACTCCTCTCAAAAAAAGACACCTGCTCCATCAATCGATCACTGAATTTGGCAAAGAGAACTTCGCGATCGAGGTTCTCGAACGTGCTTCTAGCCTGAAAGAGCTTCGCGTCAAAGAGCAAGAGTGGATTCAGAAGTTAAACACAAGGCAGCCAAATGGCTACAACATCACCAAAGGCGGTGAAATGGGCGGATCTGCGGGCAAGCCTACTATACTCCCTGGAGATCCAACGCTCTACCCAACTGTTCGGGCTGCGGCGAAAGCGTTGGCTCAAAGGGAAGGAATTAATGAAGCTGCTGCCGAGAGGAGAATTTATGTAGAGCGAATTGAGGTTAAGAAACCTCATGGAATGTCAAAAAGCAAAATTTATCGGTATTGGGATAATTTGATCAATTCCACAACCAACCCTCGATCGAGGGGCTACAACGGTTCTACACTCTGCGATCGCTGGAGGGATTTTAGGAACTTTCATGAGGATATGGGTGAGCAATACCAGGAGGGTATGATCCTTCGATTAAAGGACTCTACTAAGCCTTACTCTAAAGACAATTGCTCTTGGGTCTGGCGCTACGGAAAGAGCATTGTCTAAATCCCTCTCAAAGTTGAACCTGCCTGCTGGTTCTGGAATTTAGCGTAGTCCTCCACGGGTGTCGGTGTGCTAATTGTCAGCGATCGAGGGGTGTTCGCTAACTGCACAATCCCCGCATACAGTTGCTCCAATTTAGCAACCACATCTTGGTTGTTGCTGGCCCGACTCACCGCCTGATCTACGCTGCTGGTCTGCGGTTGAATTGCAGCAGTTTCGATCGGGTTGAAGTTTGCCTGAGTCGGCACGATCGGTGGCGCTCCTCCAAGCACGTCAAGCGGCCTGGGATTCCCGCCCAAACTTGGACTCTTCATCTCAGGCAGATTTGCTGCCCCAGGTGTCTTCAACTTTGTTGACTCTTCTGCTAAAAATCCCGATCGAATTCCCGAAGCAGCAGATTCAAAAGTGTTTGCCGCTATCGATTTGGCATCGTTGGCCAAATCCAGCGCAAGAGCCTGTATTGCAGGCAAGAAGCCACAGCTTTTCTCGATGCTCCCAAGCAGCCCCAGCAATGTTTTTGGTTGTTTCTCCTCAGCCTTTTTATTGGGGTCTTCGCCGTTGATCGTTACTGAAGTTCCTGTGCCATCTTCACTGCCGTCGCTTTGATCGACGCTTACCGATGTGCCGCCTAACTCACTCCTTCCGTTAGGGCCAAGAGACTGTAAACCTGCTTGAGCCGCTGCGCTCGGAGGCATACCGCTGAAACTCAAACTCCCACGATATTTCACTTCGTCTGCTGCGCCTGCAAGCTCCCGATCGCGACTCCTTTTTTTTGCCTGGTTTTCAGCATCCAACTCACTTCGAGTTTGAGCAGCGCGAATATCATTTGCTTCTAATTCTTTCTGGACTTGCTTGTCGATTACCCCTACGCCACTCTCAGCCAGTCCCCTCCCCTGGCTTGCCAGGTTCAGGCCTTCCTGAGCATCTTTGAGATTAGATTGAGCGTTAGCAATCTCGTTAGCATCGCCAGTCTTCAGCGCTTTATTCAATTCGCCTTTAGCCGCGTTGAGATTCTGCTTTGCGAGTAGCTCTGCCCGTTTCGCCTCAATCACCGCGATTCGCGCCGAAGACTGTTCTTTAAGCAGTCCCAACCGAACTGACTCACGTTCTAGTTCCTGCTGCTTGAGTAATGCAGCGGTCTTCTCTGCGTCCGCTTCGGCTTCGAGTGCCTGCTTATTTTGAATCGCTTCAACAATGCCTTTTTTATCGTCAGGATTTGCGCCGAACTGTGAAAGCTGATCTCTCAAAACGGCTTTGCGCTGGAAGGTTTGACCCCCTTTTTCAGAGTCTAATCCCCCAAGCTGCTTAAATAAATCGGCTGACTCGCTCGCCCGATCGACACCAATTTTGAGCGCTGACTGACGAGAATCAGAAATTGCCTTACTGACACCCAGTTCGGCATCAAGCAAAGATTTGCGTCTTTCAAGTTGAGCAATCGACTTATCTTGAGCAGCCTTCTCGCGATCGAGCAAAGATACCTTTTCATCCGTCGATCGCTTCTCGGCATCCACTTGGTTTTGAATCGCCTTGAGTCTCTGTTGGGTGATTTGCTCGATCACCTGAGATTCAAGCTGCTGAGTATCCGCCGTGATTTGTATCCGACGATCCTCAGCTTCTTTTTCAGAAATTACGCCTCTATTTCGCAATTCCTGAACTTGTGCAAACTCCTTCCTTTTGAGATCAAGGCGCTGCTGATTTGCAGACAGCTCTACTTTGAGGATTTCAGCTTGTCCACCTTCCCCAACGATGCCGCCCTCCAACTGTTTAGCTCGGATGGTGTTGCTACGATCGCCTACCTGAACATTAATCGCTGCATTGGCTCGTTTGGAGATCTGCTCGTATCCCTCCAAGATTTTGCGGTTCTTCGCCTCCACTACAGCCAACTCTGCTTGGGCCTGGCGCACCGTCAGATCTCCAATAGAGTTTTGCAAATCACGGTTTCGCTTTTCAAACTCTTCGGATTTGACTATGCCTTTTGAGTAAGCATCTGCTAATTCTGCTGCCTGTTTCTGAGTGTTGCCTAATTGAGCATTTGCGGTGTTTTGAGAGATTTCCGCTTCCTCGATCTCCAAATCCGACTCATCAACATTCTTGCCAATCTTCTTGCGGATCAAGCCAACGGTTGCACTGGATTCGGCACGTTTAATCAAACTCTCACGTTGAACAGCAGAGCGCTCAATTGCCTCCAGCTTCGCCGCCTCAACCGCCTTGACAACTGCCAATTCTGCTTGGGCATTTTGAACCGTGAGATCGCTCAGGCGATTCTCAATATCCTGCTTGCGCTTCTCATATTCTTCCGCCGAAACTAGCTTTGCTTGGAATGCCGCTTGCAGATCGCTTAATTCTCGCTGCGTGCTGTCAAGCTGTCCGCCAGTCTGACTTTGCTGGATTTTAGCGCCTTTAACCGAAGCATCTGATTCGTAAATTTTGCCACTAATCTGCTGTTTAATCAGCCCGACCTGCGATTTGGCCAATCGCTGCTTGGACAGACTCTCTCGCTGAGCAGAAGATTTGTCAAGGAGGGCAAGCGTTGCAGCTTCTTCGGCTTTTTGAATTGCCTGGCGGTCTTGAGCGCCTTGTAGTTGCAGTTTTGTCTGTTCATCCTGAGTTTTCTTGAACAGAATTAACTGCTCAAGGATCTTCTTCTTAGGATCACTGTCCGACAGTCCAGATTTAGCAAGCTCAATTTCTTTGATAGACGAATCTTTAGAGAGCGACTTCCCGGTACTGCCAACGGTGACGCTTCCTAAAACGTCTGAAACCTCGCGCTGGTTCAACTTCTGGCTAATCCCGTCAAGTTCCTGCCGCTTACCCTCAAGCTCTGACTGAGTTTGAGTGCTTTTACGTTTTGCCGCTGTTACGGGCGCATTGATACTGGCGTTGCGATCGGCACCAAAGTTGGCAATCTGGGAATTGATGTCTTGGGTTGAGTCGATCGTGAACTTAATTTCAGCATCGCGCTTCACCTGCTCAAGTGCGATCGACATCTCATCTAGCGCATTTTTGAAGTCGAGAACTTTATCCGCCGCCGTCCCAAAACTGTTTTGCAGTTTGGTAATGCGGGTTTGAGCATCCTGCAACTCCTTGAGACTGGCTTCAAGATTACTCTTTAACCCATCACTGATGCCACCGCCCTCAATTAGAGATTTGGTGCCCTTGATTCGCGATTCTAGATTTGCCTGATACTCAGCCAATGGAGCGACGGTTTCAGAGCGCTTCTGCGACAAGCCCTTGATTTCTTCATCAAGTTTGCCGATTTCAGTCTTATCAGTGCGAGGCAAGGAAGCGAGGCGGTTGCGCTCGTTCTGCTTGTCAATAATTTGATTGTCTAATCCTTGGGCTGCGCCAAGCTGCTGCCTAAATTCACCCAGTCCGTTTGTGATCTGTCCCGATCTGAACTGTTGCCCGAGTAGTTCGCGAGTACCCGTTTGGAAGCGATCAATCTGCATCGCCCTGTTTTCGCGATTGACATCGGCATAGGTTCTTGTTTCCGGCGCTTCCCCGTTCAGTCGTTTGTATTCTTCAGGATCTTTGGTTCTAAGGCTTTCGATGTAATCTTGGTTGCTGTTATTGACGTAGTTCAACACATCGTCGACAATACCCGTCGATTCGGTCTTACGTCCAACATTTTCTGGAATGGTGTTAACTTCGCCCCGCGCCTTCTTTGCAGCCGCCTCAATTCGCTTTAGCCCCTGCTCCCCTTGGTCGGCAAACTCTTTGAATTCCTTACCTTTCTCATCTAAGGTGAATGCCTGAGAGATGGTGCGAGTTGCCTCGAATCCGGCATATAGTGCTAGTCCCGTTCCCAGCAAACCTGCGCCTTCTTTGGCGATACCCCTGGCTGCACCTCCTTTGCCAAATGTGCCGCCTTCTTTGAAGGAGTCTTTCCCTTTCCCGATCGCTTCTCCAATATTGAAGTTTTGTAGTGATGAAACTGCATCACCGATTGACGCTGCAAGGTTTGGCAATTTGACTTTATCTAGCCCTGAAAATCGGACTGCCAGCACCCCAGCAAGCAGAATAACCTTGTCGATATTTTGGCCCAAAAGCCCGATCGCTACCGTCAGTGCGTCTGCGCCAGATTTGACCGCAGGTGTAAACAGTTGCCCTGTGTTTTCTTGTAAGACTTGAAATGCATTGCTGAGTCTAAATAGAGATGACTGTACGTTCTTTGATGCGCTCTCGGCACTGCCCGCATACTCGATCTGCAACTGCTTTCCAAATTTCTTTCCAAACTCGTCTGAAGTAACTGCGCCCGCCTCTAGCAACTTGTTCAACTGCGCTTCTGTTACGCCCATTGCTCGCGCTGCGGTTGAAAACGCTCCCGGCAAGCGATCACCGATCTGCGATCGCAGCTCTTCGGCCTGAATTTTTCCCTTACTAAAAGATTGTCCGAGAGCGTTGAATATACCCTCAACATTCTCGCTAGATAAGCCTAATGTGGTCGCTGCCTGACTAACTCCAGTGACGAGATCTTTGGTTACCTGCCCCGATGATGATGTCCCCTTTGTCGAAGCTGCTAACTTGACAAACCCTTCTTGAACCGCGCCCAAAGGAACGCCCAGACGATCAGCTTCTTTGCGGATAAATGCAAGGTCTTTGCCAGCGTTAATTGCGCTGCCTGAACCAAAAGACAATGCGGTTTTGAGGTTGTCGAGCTTAATCGCAGCCTGCACCGAAGCGCTGACAAATTGCTGAAGCTGAGGAATGATGTTTTGTAGAACCTGGAAACCGATAAAACCGATTACCGCTTGCTTTAGCACCCCTGGCAGTCCGCCTGCCTGTTCTTTAATCTTTTCTAGGAAGCCGCCAAAGCCCCCACCGCCACCGCCACCTGGAGGCGGACGATCGACAACTTTGTAGACTGCTCGTAACTCTTTCTCTAATTGCTTGAGTTTGGAGATATCGCCTTGATTGACTTCAACTCTAGGCTTAGAAAGAATTTTCTCAGTCTGCCCGATCGCTCTCTCGGCTTTTTGAGCAACGCCGCCCAATCGATTCGCCTGAGTTGTGTCACCTGCTCCTTTCGCAACTGCCTCACTGGTTCGCAAATCATTAACCAGTGTTTTAGATTCAATTAGCAGCAGGCTGGTTCGCTTAAGAACGCCATTAGTGAGGTCGTCATTCAGCCCTGACAAGAAGCGTTTTGCCGCCCCGATCGCACCCTTGCCAAAGTCATTCGGGGCTGGATCTTCAATCCGAATCAGTCCCGTATTTTCAGCAAGTCCTTTGCGTTCGTTCCGATTGATCAACCGCTCGTTTGAGCGAATTTGAGATCGATTAGCGTCAATAACCCGACTGCCTTCCTCTTGAGCAGAGTTGCTGATGCCGCGATCGGCAACTAATCCGAAATCGGGCTGCGCCTTGAGTCTTGCCTGCACTCTCGCGTTGAGTGCGTTTAACTGCTGGCTAAACTTTGCGGTCTCAGCTTCAAAGACATCGTTAACAACGTCAGTTTGACCTTCTAGAACACGTTGCGCGGTCTGATTGAGTCGGGCTAAAGTCCGCGTAACTTTGGCGTTGTTGATTAAATCGGGTTGCTGCTTGAGCAGTAGAGAGATTGAGTCGATCGCGTTCCCGATCGACTGCTCCAATTGCTCTAAAATCTTTCTGCGCTTGCTGTCTAGGGTGCGAATTGCCTGCTTTGCGCCAGGTGCCAGTGATTGAGCGGTGAGGTCTTCTCCGCTTGCTCGTGCGCTGGTATCTTCAGATAATCGCCCTGTAATTTTTTCTCTAAGTTTTGCCAGTTGGGGAACGGCTGCCATCGCCACTGCCGCACCCTTGAGAGGTAACGGGACTGGAAGCTGCGCCGCTGCATTCCCGATCGCAAACCCAGTTAAGTCACCAAACAGTTCATCATTTTGAATTGCCCCCATTCCCTGGAAGCGCTGGCTACCTTCTCGAAGCACCATTCCTGCTTTTTGACGCAGGGGAGCTTTTTGAAATTCTGGTTTTTGATTAAGCGATCGATACGCCTGCACTCCAGAGATTCCAGCATTAAGCGACTGGCGAGCGGCCAATGCTCCAATCAAATCACCGCCTAGCCCTGCAACCTGTCCAGACTGCCCAGCCACTTGAGACGCGACAAATCCGCCTGTATTGACAACGAGGTCTTTGGCAATTGCCTGCACCTTGGGACTCTTGGCCGCCGCTCCTAATGTCCCTCGCAGTGTGGGCTGCTTCTCAACTTCAGCAAACTTGGCGGTTGTGGCGTTGATACCTGCGATCGCTCTTGCTGCTGTGCGCTTGAACTCATCCAGAGCGGCATCGAGTGCCCCGTATTTGGCACCACCTAGCGACGCAGCCTTAAGATCTTCACCTCTAGCAGCCTGACTCTGCTCAAACTTTGCTGCCGATCGGGTGACTAAATTTTCTTTCTGGGTCAACCGTCCTTTGACCCCGCCCAGTTGCCCGATCGCTCCTGACTTGTCACCAGAATTTTTAAGTTCTCCAATCAGCGCATCAATGTCGCCTTTACTCCTTCGAGTAAGGTCAACCATCGTTTTCTTGTAGGCTTCGACTAATCGAGCGTCGCCATTTTTGAGAGCCGATTGGAAAGCTTTGTAGGCAGTGGAGAACCGAGCGTCTAAATCTTTGGCTTGAGCGATCGCACCGCTGACAATTTCTTGGACGTTTTGCCCAGCGTCTACTACCGATCGGGCTGCTTGCCCCGCTTTGAGCGCGATGTTTTTGGCTTGCTCTGTTCGGTTGAGCTTAACGGGTTCGCGAAGTGCAAGAGAATTGGATTCTGGGGTAATCGGACTGGCGAGTGCAAGCCTTCTGGGTTGCTGCTGTTGTGCGACCTCGACAGATACAAGCTCAGGAAGAGCGAGAGGTTTTAATGGCAATGCAAGCGGTTGATTTGCCGCCGTCTTGTCTTCAATGCTGGGGGGCTTGTAATTTGCAATGCGATCGCTGAGCTTATCTTCAACCGCCAACAGTTGATTAAACAAACTCTGCTGTCGCTGCGTAAATTGCTCAATTTTCGCTTCATCCAGTGATGCAGCGCTACTGGCTTGCAAGGCTTCTTGTGCTAGCGCTCCAAATCCTGACTGAATCTTCTCGATCGCGCTTGTATAAGCTGCGGCAACCTTAGAAAGGTCGTCGCCTCGGCTTTGGGCAAAAGAAACGAATTCTGAAAGCTTGCTCCCAATTCCCTGCGATCGACTGTCAGCAATATCCTTGGTCGCTGCAAATGCCGAAGCGTTGGTTTGTTGGGCGATCGTGCCTCGCTGCGACAAATAAGCTTCTGTTGAGCGAATTGCCCCAGTTTTGCCGCTGAGTTCAATCTCTCTGCGCTTGGGGTCATAGAGTCCCAAGTTTGGCGCAAGCTGGCTGAATTCATCAGGTGTTGGGATTAATGGTCTGCCAACAACACGCCCTTCTCTAGAAGCTTGAATCCCTCTAGCAGAGCCAAAATCTAAATCAATGGCGTGTTGCAGTTCCTCTGCCAGAATGTTGGCTTGCCGCTCACTGAGCAGAACCGACTCTTGAAGCTGTTGGAAAAACTCAGCAGTGACTTCAATTCGATTGCGAAGCGGGTCGTATTGGCTGACCGCGTTCGCTTTTTTCAGAGATTCATCGGCGATCGCCAGCTCTGGCAACTTGTCAGCATCGAAGCGATCGCCCAACGCAATTTTCGCAAGCTCAACAAACTCCTTCGGTTGAGACTTGGGCGCAACCTGCTTGCTGGTTTCGCTCGCCTTGATTGCATCCTGCTCAGCTTGTTTGACTGCCCCCTGAATTAGCGCCTTGCCTTTCTCAAGTGCCTGAATCGAAGTAGCCAGCCCACTCAATTCACGAGCCGAGGCGTTTAGCTCCTCAGAGATTCCCTGCAAAGTTGCGTCGTCTGCGCCTGATGCCTGCGCTCGATTGAGCAATGCTTGATTGCTGCGGACTCGCTGTTCTGCGCCTGCTAATTCTCTCTGCTTAGCCGCAATCTGACCTTCAATAAAAGTGAGTCGTTTGACTGCGGAAGCCCTGGTCTCGTCTAGCTTTCCAACTGCGCCCCGAAACTCAATGACTGATTGCTCACGAACGATCGGAGTCTCGGCATCTCGCTGTTGCTGGCGCTGCCCTCGACGAAGCAGGCTCTCACGCTGAATTGCTTCAGTCCCGATCGTTTCTGTAACCGCTGCTCTCGTCTTCTGAGGCAGTTCGCGAACTTGGGCGAGTTTCTCTTGTAATTCGGTGCGAGTCTTTTTGTCGTCAATCTTTGCGATTTGTTTTTCGAGTAAATCGCCCAATCCTTGCAGCTTGGAAGATACGCCACTAGAAATGGACGCGCCGATCGCGCCCCCAACCTTTTCACCCAACAGTGAAGAACTGCCGACGCTGTTGGAAAGTGATTTCTCTAACGCAGTAGATAACCCCGCTCCTAGTCCCGACCCCAATGGCTGCGTGATGCTGAGGATTAGACTGCTAGCGATCGTGCCTCCGACTCCGAAAATAGCGCTCGTTGCTAATTTCAGAGGGGCAGAAACCAGCGAACCAAGTCCACTTAGCAACCCTCCGCCTTTAACCTGGCTGAAAGCCCTCTCAATGCTATTGCTGATCGACTTCTCAAAATCTCCCGTATCAAGCTGAAGCTTCTGAGTGACAGCCTGAGCAATATTTGGGGGCTGAGTGCTGGAGTATTTAATCGCAGCGTTGACGGTGATGGTTTTACTTTGCAGCGACCCCAAGCGTCGATCGAGAGCATTCAGATTTGAGAAATCAACCCTTGGCGTAAGGGGACTAGATTTGAAGTAGTTGTCAACCTGACCAAAGTGCTTTTGCTTTAGATCTAAGTGCTTGTTGAGGGCTGTGAGTTGGCGATCGTCAACTTGAGCCGTGACCTTGAAAGATTTGTCGCTGTATCCCTTTAGTCGTTGGTCAAGGCTGGTCAGCTTCGATTCGTCGATCGACACTCCAATTTTGACGAAGCGATCGCGCCCCAGCACTCGTAACTGCTGCTCAACTGCATTGATGTTGGTTAGCCGAACCGAGGCATCGATCGTTGGTTTGAGTTGCCCCAAACTATTGACTTGTTGCCTAAATGCTCTAGTATCTAGCGACGCTGCAAACCCGATCGTTGAATTCTTGAGGTTTTGCAGTGCCTGCAAGTCACGGTCGAATTTGTCGCGCTCAAGACGCAACTCTACCGCTAGAGAACCCACAACTTCAGACATGCCGAACCACACAAAGGATACGGCTTCAGGGTTCCTACAGTGTTAAGTTCAAAAAAGACGAAGCCCCCACATTTCTGATGAGAGCTTCTTCGCTTTTGTATAGAGCCGCTATGCCTTTCTAATGCTCAGGCGGCAATCCCAAACCCTTACGGGCGCGGCTCGACGGGAATTCTGATGAGTGCGATCGCTAGCCTCTGGCACCGCTGCCGCCTGCTAAAGGACACTTTTACGGCCAACGCCGACCTTTAGTAGATAATCGGGGCCCCAGCCACTATTTAGCCAGCTTGGTTCGAGTCCATGTAGATGGAGAACTGACTAAACGGCGCGGCTTGCAACTGGTGAGGTGAGCGATCGCAGTTTTATTCTAACTGACTCCCTGTGCTGGTTTAGTTTTGAATCGTGGCGATAATAAGTTTTAACTTACGGTCGTATATTAAAACTTTGTTGCTAATTCTTTAATATACGACTGCTAGTTAATAGAAAGTTCACTCAGGAGCCATAGTTGATCGCTGCCTACAATTTTAGTCGAGAAACAACCACCGCTGTAACTTTGATTAATACACCATCTCCCGCCGCAGTCACTTCTAAGCTTTTCGCGTTCATTGCAATAAGATGGGCTGCTAGTTTAGACGCTGCTTCTTTTCCGCGTTTTAACTCGTCATCGTCATTCAGTTTTTTACACATAGGTTTTTCATTGAAGTGGCTTAGAAGGAATTAAATCAAGACAGCCTCTCAAATTCACAGTCGAGCATCCAGCGAGGCTCACCATCGGGAACTACGATCGTAAACCAGAGTCCCGAATCGGGATCTTGTACATTGCATTCCCCCCTAACTGACTCTACGATCGCCATCTGACACACCACCTTTGATCCACGAATCAGAGGTTGAAGTAGTACAATCCCTTCTCCTATCCACGCACGCGGATAAGCGAAATCACCCTTACCTCGATGGGCGAGCAATTTGGGTATTGGGGCAATAGAGATCGCCCAGGCAGGCAGTTTAAGTTCTTCCGCCAGCGAGAAAAAGGCATCCGCAGCCGCAGACGGAATTTTTGCCTCAGTGTTGGTGTTGAAGTGATAGAAATCCTTTTCCTGGAATGCAGGCGCATCTTTGCCGCGATTGGTATTGGCAAACATTGCAGACAGCGAGGCGATTCCCAGTTCTTGCAGGTGAAGCTCCTCGACCTGAATCTTAGAGGCCCACTCATAAGCCTGATGAATCAAATACATCGGCTGGAAGCCAAAATTGTCGGCGTTAAACCGTGAATCATGGCTCCAACGGCGCTGAATCTTCCAGTAAAGGCTTTCCCAGTCAGTATCCTCATCTACGCGGCTGAGGATTTTCCCAGTTCTTCGTCAGTCGATTCTTTAAACTCAACAGGCTCGACTTCGACCCAGTGAGCCTTCTCTTTGACAATGAACTCAGCGATCGCATTCACTAGCTCCGATCTGATCAATTCGGGATTGCTGGTGTGCTCCAGTGTCCAGTCTTCCAGCTTCAGACGATACAAAAGGATTGCTGTAACTTCAACTAGTTTCTGAGTTTCTAGTGAGGCTAAAAACTCGTTTTGGAAGGTAATGATCTCGCTGTAGAATTCGCCAAACCATTCAGGATCAACAATCTCTAACAAGTCCGCATCGATTGTGATCTCTTTGTCTTCAAGCTTAATTGTGGCGACTTTGCCGTTCTCGGTCTTTTCAATCTTGATAACCGTTGCGGTTTTACCTTTGAGGGATTTGTGGGCTTTGTCATCTGAGATAACCGTGACAACATCTTCAGTAATCACGCCAATATCAAAGATGTATCCGTAAATGCGATCGTTGGTATAAGCAAACTTTGCGCCAGACGCTTTGCTAATCCGCTTTGCAAGGCTAGCAAGCTGTTTTTGGAAGTCGAACAAATTTTGAGATTTAATGTAGCGTCGCTCTAATGGGCTGAGATCCTTGAGCTTGGGAATCGAAAGCACTCCAATCTCATCATTACCCACATCAACGGTCTCGATCGCTTTGGGTGAAACTTTAAACGGCAGCAAGGACATTTATGGTTGCTCAACTCTACAAGCCTGGAGTTCCCACGCACCGAAAACCGAATGAAAAACGAGTGTAGGAACTGTTAAAGAGTAGTCGGTCGCCCCAGAAGCTCAACTCTGGCGATCGGCTTTTTTGGTGCTTAAACGTAAGGCTCGAAGGTCGGAATGCCTCGGCCCAAAAAGTTCGTGGTGAACGTGACGATCCCAGCGGCCGGGAACTCACTGTTGAAGTTTTCAAGCTGAACTAGTCCGCGAGTGGTTGCTCCCTTGGTCTTGCCTGCGGGCTTGGGTTCTTCCAGCCAGATGTAGCCGTGAGCGCCAGCGATCGCATTCACGCCAGCATAGTTGATGCGGTAGTAGCCATCATCCAAGGGCAATGCGTTAGCGGTGTAAGAAATATTCCAGCTTGCTCCAGTAACAATCCCTGACTTGAATGCTAGTCCTTCCTGATAAACGTCGGTTTCAGTGTTTTGGTTCTGGATCTGTCGGCTGGAAGTTGTACCACCGCTCAACAGTTGCTTGGCTTTGTAGGTGCCTGTTGCGGCTGTGGCCAGTGCTCCTGCAGCAGGAAGAATCGCAAGTTCAGTGTCGCCTGTTTTTGCGTGAGCAGCAGTGTAAACCGTGAGCTTGGTCGCGGTATTTCCCGTGCCCACCTGCAAAGCGATCGGGGTGCCGGCGGGAACAGGGCCAGCCAGCGCCGTAACATCTACAGCAGGATCAAGCGCTACGATCGCGCCGGTGGTTGTGATGGGCACGTCAACAGGGGCGGTCAACTCAGGCAATGCCAACAGTTCGTCTGGCATCACAGTAAAATAAATCTTGGTTTGAACACCAATAACGAAAGCTAAATTTGGCATCGGGCAACCCTCTAGAGGTTTTGAGTAGTTGCTGATGGAGTTCCCACAGTGGAGAGAGTTTGATGGATTGGTTGAAAGGCTACATTCTGCAAGGACAAACACCCGTTCCCTGTGACGATCTACTGGTGTGGAGCACTTGGTGTGAGAGTGCCGATCGCCGCGTTGGATTCACCAAAATCGGGCGACTCACGGTCTCAACTGTTTTTCTAGGACTAGATCACCGATTTGCCGCTTCAGAAAGTGAGTTGCCGATTTTGTTTGAGACGATGGTTTTTGGAGGCGGGACTCAATTCGCTGAATTTCAAATGCGATACTGCACCTGGGAAGATGCGGAATCAGGGCATCAAGCGATCGTGCAACTGGTTAAAGTCGATCGACGCAGGCAAAACAAAAAGGCGTTCAAGCAACTGCTCAAACGCCTCGCGAATCGTCATGCTCAATTTTAAGTGTCAAACTCAGTTACGTCAGGAATTCTCACTGAGTATTGTTCTTTGATATTTTTGTTTTTCTCGACAGTGGTTACACTTGCTCTCGTGTTCACGAACTGGTTGCCGATCTTTCTCAGTGCGGCATCTATCGTGTAGGCACCCGAATATTGAGTTAAGAATATCTGCCAGGTCTTGATCTGATTTGTCCCCCCGAACTGAGTTTTAGGGCGGTAGTCGATCGGGGATTTGACGATGATCAGTTCCAGTCCGGACACTCCTCGATCGTTGGGCAAACCCTCACCATTGGCAAGGATGGCGATCGCGGGGGTCGATTGCCCTGCAATTAAAAACGTGCCTAGCTCTGCGCGCAACTCCAACTGCAATTCATCTCTTAGCTCTTCCGCGTTCACGCTTCGTCATCTCCAAAGGTTGCTGGATACGAGAAAGAGGGCCTCACTGCGGGAGCTAATTCTCGATGAACTCTGATCAGTGTTTCCCAGGCTTGAGTGGCATCAGCGATCGCAGCGCAAAAGCCTGACAGGACTTCTGGCAACTCCCCATATTCAATCGTTCCGTCAAGATATTTTTCTAATCGATCTTGCAGTAAAGCAATAGTTTTGGCTTGCTTGCCGATAGCTTGAATCAGTACAAATTCCTCAGACATCACTTCAACCTCTTTCTTAATTCTCTCGCCATAATGCCCTCAAAATCGGTTTCTTCGGCAGCGGTCTTTGTCCACGGTCTTGCAGCCTTCCCCGGTTCGCCGTTGTGCACATCGATCGCATGGTCAGCACTCCACTCAATCACAGCAACTCCGTCACCATAAACCGGGTCTTGCTGAGAGTCGCGCAGCTCTCCCTCGTCTACGATGTCTCGTGGCGAACCCACCAAATCACCGTTGCGGCGCAGAGTATAGCCATCCCAACGCCACTGCTCTGTTTCAATTTCGATGCGGCACTGATCGGCGTATGCTTCGACTACAGTTTTGAAAGAGCCATCGATCGCCGCGTTTAACTTACTCAGGTTGAGCTTCATGGCCTGCAAGTTTGAAGAGTGCGCCAGAAATGGCATTAATCGCAAACTCAACGGCAGTATCTTGTGATTCGTCTTCTGGCTGAAACGGGGCAATGTGCAGATGCAGCAACTCATGGATCAGTGTTTCTTCCATGCTGTAAGGACGCATCCCTCGCTGTTTTTCAGAGTCCTCGATCGTCACAAGCTTAATATCTGCGGTGCGCCCATTCAACTCCCAGCGGCAGGTGCCCCATGCGCCTTGAGAAAACATATCCATTGCGGGTACAACTTTAACGCTAATGTCCCAGTCAGCTAGTCTGAGCAGTTTTTGCCACTCAAGACATTTCTGCTGCATCTGCTGCTCGATCGTAGGTTCCGAGGAAGAAAGTTCTGGCATGGGGATTGCTCAACACTATGTTTGTTGAGTTCCCACAAACAAAAACCGCCAGCATGAGGAACTGACGGCTTATTCATCATTTATCAACCTAAATGGAAGAAAAGCAACCCTCATATCTTTAGAGTTCCCATTTTACGACTTCTTCTCAAAATCATTGCAAGTCTCACCCTCAAACCCGTAGGGATGCATCGCGCAAATCATTAGGTTGCCGCCATCTACCTTGCCGTGAACGTTGCGACAGCCCTGGCACAACTTCGGCACGTCGGGATGAAAGGGTGAAGTAAAGTCAACCAGAGGGAGGCGATCGTAGAAGCGATCGTAAGACCTCATTATCAGGTCTTGTCGTGATTGCTCAAGAAGCTGCGATCGTAGTCGGCTCGAATGATATTCATCCGCCACATATATTCTGATTGTGTCGAGAGTCTCTGAACCGAGACCCTCTCGCCTTCGCTCTTGCTCAACACGATCGACGTTCAGATCAACCGTTACTAGGCAAAGATCATTTGCCGGAGAATGGACGTTGTATCCGTAAACTTTCAGAAACAAGCCGTCTATTAATACTCCTCCCTCAACAAACCTCATGCTCCTATGAGCATGGAATCTGATTGAGCAGGTTGCTTCGGACATCCTCCATTCGAGGATTGAAATTGACCGATGACTCTGACCCTGGCTCACCACCGCGCTCACCGCTGAATTGCTGCGTTGGATTTCCCAAACTTGCTGATACTCAGCCTCGACTCGCTCTAAAAATTCGGCTCGCTCGTGGTCAACTCGACCTATCCAAGGCTCTAACCAGCTATTTTCTTGACTGACAATCCTTGCAGAAAAATTGCATCCCGGCTCAAAGCGTCTTACCTCGAAGAAGTGGCGATCGTGAATCCATTGCTCCCCATCCACGAAAGTACTGGTGAGTTGGCGACCGATCTGCCCACCGCGATCGTAGTATTCATCCACCGTTCTGCCTGGTGTGCGCGTAGTGCGAAGTGCCAGGCACCCGTTCTCCCAGTGATGTTCAGTTACTTGCGGTTCTACGTCCGTCATCACTAACCTCTCGCTATGGAAACCTGGAACCATCCAGTAATTTTAGTGCCCTGAGCCTGCTCTTCTAGCGCCCCTATACCTTGCCGTCCATGCGGGGGATTGATCGGCGTATCGAGATAGAAGTAGCCCTTTATTCCACTCCACACACATTCTGCCCAGTTGTTCGGCAGAATCCGGCGATCGAGGATTGCTGGACTCACGCAATACCCCTCTAGCCTAAGAGCGGTTTCGTCTACGCCTGGCTGTTTAAGCACTTTACTTGCTGATTGCAAAGCCAGCATCTCTAGAATTGCAGTCAACTTAATCGACTTGGTTTCCGCCACTGCATTCCCCACTTCATCGCGAATCAGATTCCCGGTTGGAATCTGAAATGTTAGCCTTGCGTTCTCAAAATTACTGTAGGGACTGATCATTACCCTCCCCTCATTTCTCGAATCTCGCCCTCAAACCACACATGATCGTCAGTACTCAAACTGCCTTGCGTGATGCGAAACGCCCAACGTGCGTCAACGTCATCCAGCGTGACCGACATCTTGCTGATCACTTCACGGAGGAGAGAGCGATCGCGCTGCCTGATTGCATTGCCTAACAATAGAGCTAACTCTGGGCTTAGTTCGGGGGGTATTGTCATCATTTTGAATTCGTTTGGATCGTGGGAGATACCTTGCTATCGAGAAAGTAGACGGCGCGATCGTTTTTGCTAGCTACCTCTTCTTGCATCTGAATCTGCAAATAAGCCAGGTAAGCAGGGGACAGAGAAGACTCAATTTCATCGGCTGCCTGTTTTAGGAACTTGGCAGAATCTAATTTAGCCTGAGCGTCAGCTACTTGAGCTTGTCTAGAGTATTCAGCCTTAGCCAAAATCGCTTTACCGTCTTGCTCAGAACTGTAGACATGGTAGGCGGGAATTACCCAAAGCAAGCCACCGACCAACAACAGAACTAATGGTGCTGAAAGCGCTAGAGTCAAAACTTGATAGGGTTTCAAAACAAGTAACTCCAAAGATTAATTTTACTAAGGTTTCCCTAGCTTCTGCCCAGACTCGCGCATCCGTCGATCGGAGGTACAGGCGGTAGTTTGAGGAAATAGCGCAGCCGATCGATTAACTCGTTCCTCTGCATCTCCATGCCGGCCGTTCTCGATTCCTGATTCCATTTGAGCTTGCTGGCTTCTACTAATGCAAAGTTGGGGCTACTGCGTTCCTGCTTGAGCCGATCGGCAAGTTCATCTAGTTCGTCCAAGATCTCAATCACCCCCCGAACTGAGAACTCAGGCGTGATTTTGTCCATACGATCGCTGATGTCCTCCTGTTCAAACAGTCGAGGGATCGGCATGTTGGCATAGTATTCGGACGGGTTCAGTTGAGCATCGTAGGTATAGAACTCTTTCTGAGACTGAGTTGCAAGATAAGGGAGAGATTTGATCAGTGCAAAGTTGAGATGATTGATAGCGCGATAGTGATCTTCAAGACTGAAAGGCATGACGCGAGGAATGAGGGATGAGTCCAGCATTCCTACAACAAAAAACCGCCAGGAACGCGACTGACGGCAGGAAAGGAGAGCTATTAAGAATTCCGATAAGACTTCGCATATTACATGCTGTTAGTGGAACGTGGTTTTTTCGGAATGGTAGCGTAAACGGATGTATTTTTCTTAGAAGTCTCAGTAGCAAACTAGTTATGCGTAGTTTAGGTGTATCTTTTGTTAGTCGTTCTTTTGCAACATTTGCTCTAGTAATTTGTTTCTACAGTTTCTTCATCTCCCCCGAAACCGCAATCAAGACTCAAGCTTTTTACTGGTTTTGTGGCGCACTTGTGTCAGCGGTAATTCCATATCTAAAGGAAGTAGCAGCATATGTGCGAAGCATCAAACTTGGTGATATTGAAATTGCTTTGAATGAAGTTAAACATGAAATTCAAAGAGTTGATAACAAGGTAGAAAAGTTAGACAACAAGTTGTTAGCATCGCTGGGTCAAGTTCGTCAAAGTGAAGCAGCATTGACAAGAGAAGCTCGTGAAAATCGGCAGAGAATTTATGATGAATCTGCTCAAGCTCTTGCATTGCTGCCTCCTGAAAGCAAGATAAACTTACAGAAGCGTCTTACACTAAACCATCTTAATGATGCCGGTATTGACGTGCAAACCCTCAAGGGTGTGTTCAAAGATCTTGGTTACTATCAAGGGTCAATCGATCAGTTTTTTAATCCTGAGTTGGTGAAATCAATTGAGAGGTTTCAAGCTGAAAAAATACCAGGACAACCTGATGGCATAGTTGGTCCAATTACGCTTTCCAAGATCGCGGAGCTTCACTCTTAAGAGCCGTGAAAAAGTTAATCGGCTATTTTTCAGGAGTTGCTGAGCAGTCGAACAACCCGGTTGGAGCGGATTGGCAGTGCAACCGCTCAACCGGAACGTTAGACCGCTCATCCCTTAGTGGTGGCAGTTCTGGTAACTTTCTAGGTTAGTGTTGGGATTAACTTGAAAACACTTGAGAGAGTTGAGAGTCTAAGTTTTCAGTGACAATTTAGCTAAGTGAGGCTGATATGGAGTATCAACGAGTCCGCAAATCTTCCTCCTGGAATCCTCTAAGCCAGGAAAAAAGCTCTCAGTTTGCTCCGCGCCCCTTTGCTGTTCAAGCACAACAGGATTCTCGTAGACCTCCCACTCAAAAAGAAATAGAGAACGAAGCTCAGCGGATGGAACGGGCGAAAGCACAGCCGGGCGATCGCTCTAGTCTTGCTGAGTTCAAATTGCGGTTCGATCGACAGCTCTAAATGTAGTTTTATAACTGATTCATTCTATTGCCGTTAGCGTTCTCCCAATTCGGGCAAAAACGATTCGACACTTACAGCGATTTTGACAGCTACAGTTTGTGCCCACTGGGATGATGTCAGCGATCGCCGTCCATTCCAACCTCTGATAATCAATACACTCTGAGCAGTGCCGCGCGCCTGCGTCCAAAATTCGCTTGCCAGCATTGAAGCCTTCCTCAATGCGAGAAATCTGCTCTGCTCTTGAGAAAGTGATTTTGACTGATTCGGCATACAGACCGCTGCGCCTAATCGCCTGCGTGGGGGTAACTTTGCCTGCATACAGGTCGCGGGCAAAGTTATCAAGATACTCGAATTGCTTACGAAGTTGGGAACCGATCGCCCCATAGTGTCTAGGCGTGAGTTGCTCCTTTCCCCCCGAACTGAGCATTGCCATCTGCAGGTGTGAGGTTTTGATCGTCTCAGCCATGCGAATTTGCCACTCTGCCAGATGAATCTTGCCTTGAGTGAGCAAACGAGTGTGCGCTTTCAATCGTGCCTCTGAGCGCCCAATTTCTTGGTTGAGCAAGCGAGTGATCTCAGGGCGGGGGACGAACTGCCCTTTGTCGTTGCGGTATTGGCTGGCGCGGCGATCGTACGTGACCATTACGCCCCCAAGCTAATCCACAGACCAAACAGCATCGAACTCAGAAGCAACGCCACCACGAGAGCGATCGCGCTCATTGCTTCAAGCCAGTCCTTCACAGCGTTGCCAATCCTGACTTAGCGACCTGGTGAGCCACGACTCGTTCACGCACTCTTTGAGCAAGTGTCTCCATAGCGATCGCATGAACGATCGACTCTGCCTGAGTGCCATATTTTTGCTGATGAAATTCTTCGAGGTTATTGACCGCGCTTTCGATTAATGATTCGTCGATCGTGATGTATCCAAACATGGCTCAACTCCGAAATAGTTAATTCAAGAATTCCTACAAAATTTGAGCGCCGCCGCCGCACCGGAAAAATTTGTCCCTACCGATGTTTTTCTATTTGGTCAATCAACCATTGAGTCTTCTCTCTATCTCAACAGAGAGTCGATCGCTGCTTTCCGATCGTCTTTGTTTTTTCAAAATTCGCTCTCTGCTCTAGAGAGAGTTTTCATTGAGTAAGCCTAAGAGTAAGACTATGAGATTATGGTCGGTATCTCGCCCTTCAAAGTCGGTATCTCGCCCTTCAAAGTCTGAATACCGACTTTGGCACCCAGAGCGGCTTTGAGCTTCTCTATTTAGAGGATATTAGAAAGCGGCAAAATACCGACTTTGGGCATCCACTCACTTTTTAGACAAGAAATGCACCCAAAATTGACCTTCAGTGCAGCAAGTTCGCTCGATCAATTTGTTGGAATAGTGCAAACCTTTTCCCTTAATACTGTTAGTTTGATCGTTGCGATCAAGCGTGTTTAAGATTGGCTTGCGTTAGAATAATAGTGGTTTGCATTAAAATAATAGTGGTTTTAGTGGCTTAAAACGACGCGATCGCTAAACTCTTGCAGGAGTCCGGCGATCGCTAACCAGTCCGCATTTTAGAGGAATGCAAAATGGCTAGAAGAATTATAGTTGAGCCAGGAGACAGGTTTGAAGCCTTGGTGGTTGTAGAAGAACTTCCGGTGCAAAGGTATCCAAACGGAGCCAAGTATCGTTCTTTTAGGCTTGCCTGCGATTGTGGCTCTGAAGTCAGAGCAATCTTAGGGCATTTGAGATCTGGACACACTTCGTCTTGTGGATGCAGCAGAAGAGCCTACTATCAGTCTGTTATGCCTGAGTATCGCGTTTGGCAGCAGATGAAGCAAAGATGCGGGAATCCAAGGTGCCGAGCATACTCTAGGTATGGCGGCAGAGGGATTAAGGTTTGCGATGCCTGGAAGAATTCATTTGAAGCTTTTATCTCGGATATGGGTTTGCGTCCATCTGACGGGCACACCATAGACAGAATTGACGTGAACGGAGATTACGAGCCGAGCAATTGCCGATGGGCTACTCGGCAAGAGCAGATGCACAACATAAGGACTAATCGAGAGGTTGAGTTTAGGGGTGTTAAAAAATGCATTGGCGCATGGGCAAGGCACTTCAGCAAACACCCTTCAACTCTGTACAAGACTAAGACAAGCGAGGGTGTTTGTAAGATCTTAGAGCGATGGGCGGCCCTAAGAGATTGTGAGAATCAGGAGGCTTTTTTCAAAAAATGAGCCCAAAATGATCCGTCGCTCATACAGGTGCGGCGGATTAGTTCGTTCGAGTAATGCAACCCTTTGCCCCTGCAATCGTTAGCATCATCATTCCTGTCGTATCCCCACTCATTCCACTCGCCATAAGGGTCATGTACCCAGAAGCCATTGTCATCAGCCCCAGTCACGGCGATGATGTGGCCACTTGAAGTGAAAAATCCGGCAATGATCGCTGGATTAGTTTTGACCCATTCCTTCACCTCGGCGATCGTTGCATTCGATTTGAACTCATCATTCACGCCGTAGGCTTCGGCCACTCTGGCCAGATCGTGGGGACTGTGGCGGTCTAGTCCATGCTCTTCGCAATAATCATCTAATTCGTCAGGGAACCGCCGCTCAGTTCGGGGGGAAACACCCAAATACAGCAAGCACATTGCCAGGCTTGAAACGTTGCAGCTTCCGAATGGATTGTCTGCATTCGATAGCTGATCAAAATAAGGAACGTTGAGCATCAGGAGTCCAAAAATGACTATGCCTGAATATTCCTACGTTTGGCTTTGAGAAAAGGCTTGAGAGAGGGATGAGCCAACTGGATGGCTCGATCGATGTCCACTTGAGTGATTTTCGGCTTAGAAGCGGCAACTGAAATCGGTGAACCGATTGGCTTGAACAGCGGTTCGGGGGGAGTCATGATCTAGAAGTCAACAGACGGCAGATTACGATCGTCCTGAAGTTGTCGGAAAAACCGACAACTTCAAATTGAGTCATTACTTACGCTTGAGCAGGGAGAACGATCGACAGAGCAGCACCGGAATCCACGCAAAGCCGAGAAATGCAAAAGTGAATACAAAAAACAGACTGACCAAGATCACCGCATCGTCACCACGATCTTCTGCCATGTCGATCGCTATCTCGCTGATATCAACGTTTTGAACATAGTCATTGCAGGTAAATATCCATCCACCCAGATAGCAAACCCAAAGAGCTGTAAGCATTTGCAGTTAATTTTTAGCTTTCAGCGTAAGGGTTCCCGCGTCATGATCTAGAGGTCAACAGACGGCAGAGTACGATCGGAACCCAGTAAAAAAACAGAATGGCAAACATCATTCCGATAAGTAGGCTGGAACAAATGCCGTCGTCTGGCTCACTGACGGTCTCAGCAAAGTCCACGCAAATGAATATCCACCCAATCAGGTAGCAAGCAACGATCGTCGTCATCTTCGGGTTCGGTTAATTCGTGAGTTGTGGCCCTCTAGCCATACCGAAAAGCCCAGCACGAAGACGCAGGCGGCAACGTTGGCAAAAAAGGCAAGCAGCATAAAAGCGAAGGGATTAGGGCAGTTCATCATTTGGTTCTGTGTTCTGAGTTCCTACGAGATCTACATTCTGCTCAATTTCCTCAAGCTTCGTGTCAGCAGGGAGCCAGCGACGCGCTAAGAGCATTTGTAAGCCAAGAGCCTGGGGAATTTGAACGCCCATTGCATCCAAAATGATTTGGATTTCTTGCGGGGTTGCTGGGATTTGCAGAATCGATTCGTTTACGTCCAAGCTGCCAGTGGCTGGTTCACGGGTGAACGCTGCCCAGAACCTGAAGATCTGCTGTGAGCAAGATTCTTTGCGGGTAGCCATACCCTTGAGAGTTGCCTGCGTTTGAGCAGTGTCCAGAACCACCTCGGTTGCCGTTTTCGCTGTCTCGCTGCCAGAGAGAAACGCTAGCGTCACGCGATCCATCGATCGCTCTAGCTTTTCAATATCTGCCTGCGTCAATGCCATGCCGCTGCCCGAAGGTTCGGCAAAAGAGAAATCGCCTGTTTCTGGGACATCGACAACCGAATTTGGACCAATCACCAGACGCGGCATGATCGGCGGCTGCCCTGGGACAGTTGGGGCGATCGCTTTTGCACCTTTCCGCACAGGCACAGGCATATTGATCTTGTACTGGATTTCGTTGAAGCTCGATCGCTTCTGCAGATGCTCAATGTTCAGCCTCGCTAAATTCATGAATGGCGGCTGACCCTGGAACAATTTAGATTCTGAAATGCTGTACCAAACGATCGGCACTTCACTCAGGCTCGTCTTCCCCTCATCCACCAGCCGCTTAACGTAGCCCTGCTTCGTGTGAATCAGTTCGTAAACCTCAAAGGAGCCAGGGCGCAACACGCGATAGAGAGTCTGCTGTTTGGTGCCAAATTCGCCATCGTCAACCTCCTCGATCGTGCGAATCACCACGCGATTGATAAACTGTTTGCCGCCTCGGTGAGTCGTGCTCCAGTTGAGAATGTCGCGCCGATCGATGAGCACCAAATAGGGCCGTCTTCCCGATTCGAGTAAGTCCCGATTGGTGAGGATTTCAGGATCTTCAGGTGGATACTCCACCAAAATTCCGCACCCACCGTCACGCATCACCAGCTCATCAGCTTCGGTGAAGAACGTCACTAGATCATTACCCTGTCCGTCGATGTCTTTTTCAGAAAGTACGATCGACGCTGGGACTTCATCCGTGAGCGTAAACTCACTCAGCAAACCCGCATGACCTTTGAGCGCAGGGGTGAATCGGTTGTCGAAGTGGGCGCGATCGAGCCTGTTTTTATAAGCTTTTTCTGGCTCTGCCTGCTCTTTGGGGAGATATTGTTTTTTGCAGTTTTTGAGGTCGTTCCAGACATTCCACACCAAATCAAGTTCATCCTGCACCTCTAGAAGGTTTGGGTGCAGGAAGCTGGGGAGGGTGTTGTCTGTGGTGGGAATTGCAGCGGTTCTCATGCCGTTGGAGTTCCCACAGCAAAAAGCCCCTTAGTTTGGGGCTAAAGGGAATGAGGGTTGTTTTGGGCTACTAGAGTTGGTTGGCTCGATCGACAGACTCCCTGACATCGATCGCACTAATCCGACAGTCTTGGTACTGCTCACGAACCATGCCTCGAAGGATTACAGGTTCGTTGGAATTAGGGGAAATGCCTGCTTTGCTAAGGAGCGATCGACATTGGTCATTGCTCAGGCGACAGATTAACGCTTGGACAGATGTTTGTGTTTTCATGGCTCCTAGCATTTGGAGAACAGAAGAGCGGCAAGACGATCGACGGGATCAAGTTTTGTTGTTACTGTTTGGGCAAGAATCACCTCAACTAATTCGACTGCTAGATCGCGGGAGGTTGGGTCTCCGATTTCGTTGAGTGCCTCGCAGGTTTTGTTGGAGGAATGCGATCGCGCCCACTTCATTGATCGCCGCTTTGATTTGTTCAGTGCTCATGGTTTGTTTGAGGTTTGAGGTTTGAGGTTTGGCTGAATTAGTTCGGGGGGAAATTAGAAGTTAGTTCCAGGAGTCGATTAGCTCCTCTGCGGCAAATTCAGCTTCTTCCTGGCTTGAGAATTCTTCAGAAGCGATCGTTTTACCGGGAGCGCGAACCAAGCTTTTATATGCGGCACCCTGCGGGGTTTCGGACTTATGGATCTCAATGGTCAGTCCTTTGTACAGATAGGTGAGCGGCAGTTCTTCGATCGGGGTTTGTTTTTCTTGCATGGTTTTTCAGGTGATTGGCTAGGGTTTTGGAGCGAGCTTGACTCGATCGCTGCCTCGCAAAGTGTGGATAAGTGCGCCATGCTCATCCCAGATGGAGATTCGCTTGCCTCCAGAATTTCCTTGAGATTTGAGGTCCCCGATCGTAAAAGTCCTTTGAGAGATCTCTACGGAGTCTCCGATCTGTAAGTCCCTAGCCAACTTCGTCTGTTTTTTCATTGGTGTTAGATTTCAGGAGTAATGATTAGGAATGTGAGGCGAAAAGCCTGCTATAGAGCAATCCTTTATTTTTTGAGCAGCAGGTAGAATCCTGCCCAGAAAATGCCTTCTCCAACAGCGCTGTAAGCATCCCTGTTGTTTTCGTTCCAGCTGATCAAAACGTCTCGGCTGAGTCCCATCGTCGAAGACAATAGACCAAGCCAGAAAGGCTTAAAAGGCTTGATAAACAAGATGAAGGAGATTGAGCGCTGCTCTATTTCCGATTCGGACTCTGCTATAGACTCAATCTCTTCGAGCGAAAATTGATGGATAAAATCAATTTGCTTTTCTTGCACCGGGGAAAGTAGCGAGTTGCGAACTCCGTATTTCTTTAGACAAGATTCTGAACCCGCGATCGCTATTTGTTGAGCGTTTTCCGTCCCTCCTATGATTGAACTGAAAACCTCGCGAACAATTGAGGGCTTCTTTTCAATAAACTCTTCAACCAAGTGTCTAGTGATCATGATTTCAAGTTGTGAGTGCGCTTGCCCAAGGCGCGGACACGGGGGCGATCGGCATTAGATTTGTTTGTGAAACTACAGTTGGCTCAGAGCACGCCCGATCGCTTCGTACAGTGCGGGTTTGCGAGGGTCGTGCTCTAGTGTTTCTATCAGGCAAAAACGAGGCGCAGTGTTGAATCCCAGGCATGGGTTTAGCGCCCAGCGATGGCCGTATCTGACGGAATCGCCCAAAACCTCGACGTGTGTGATTGCATAGGCGTAACCGCCACTGCCGACCCAGACGGGATACTCAACGGACGAGCCTGGGGCGATCGGGTAGTTGCCAGGATTGGTGAAAGCTAATTTCATGGGTTTGAAGGCTAAAGATTAGTTGGGGAAGTTTTGAGGCTTCCCCGGTGGAATTAGAAGGGAATTGCAAGGCTCTCAAGTTCGGGTGAGATCCAAATTACCCAGTGTCGATCGAGGCTAAAGGTTAAAGCCACAGCCCCCACTCCGTAACGGTTGCGATCGCGCTCCCACTGTTGAAAGTCTTCCAAAGCTTGAGCAAATCGATCCGACTGCCAGCGTCGCCAAACTTTCATTACGCCAACCTCTGAGAGAGCAGGAAGTCAACGGCTTCTGTGTGCTCCAAATGAGCGATGCCATCGTAGAAAGGAGTGCGGCAAAGGTGGGTGATCTGCCAGCATTCGGTGCGTTTGTTGAACTCGATCGCTCCCAATAGTTGACGAGTGCCTGAAAGTTTGTGCAGGGTGCAAGCGTAGAGTCCTGATCCTTTGTTGCCATCGTGGTTAAACACAACCTGACCATAGGGAGTTTCGTAGACGGTGCGAGAGAGGGAGGTGCTACTGCGTTCCTTAAGTGCTGGGCGTTGAGTATTGAGAAGAACTGCTGATATCATTTGAGTTAAGACCTTGCTAAGGGGATTGTGGTTAAGAACCTTGCTAAGGGTTTAAGAGAGGCGTTGCTTACTTCTTGGTCGGAGGGGCAACGCTTTCTCTATGTCTATTAGTATGGCATATCGTACATACGATAGCAACAATAATACATACGTAAAACTGATTACTTGCCAAATGGATAATCAGTTTTACGTATGTAATCGTATGTACGTTTAATTCAAATGCGTGTAATGATGGGTTTGTGTTGTTCAATAAAGGAAAGAACCTCGTGACACAAGCCATTGTGGGAAGACCCAAAAAGCCAGCTAAACGCCAAAACTACAAGATTTCATACGATCTTCTTGCTAGTTTGAAGGGCGTGTCGATTTTAGAAGATCGCAGTGATACTGCTCAGTTGGAGCGCTGGATCAGAGAAGGTGTCGATCGGTGGCGAACGGAAAACCCCTCCAAAAACAAAGACCTTAATGAGTTGATAAAAAGCTTTTTGGCAAGCGAAGGGGTTGAAGATGATCAGAACGACGATCGCCCACAAAAATAAACCCCTAGCTTTCACTAGAGGTAGGCTTCAGGCTATTACGAGGCTGTCATTTCACCTCTCAGAAAACTCTAATTACTCTCGCCCTCGTATCGCAAAACGCAATACTGCTTGGAAGAATAATTGTCTCGTTTCGGCACAACCGGCTTTCGAGGCTCGACTTGGGGTTCTCCTAGAGCGGTGTTCACCTGGTTGACCACCTCATACGTCTTAGCGGCTTGCTGGTTTAGCGAATCTATTAATCGTTTGTTTGATTCAAAAAAATCTTCTGACTTCCAGACGGAAAACTTCCAAGTACGTGTAACTGAAAAGCCTCCAAGCGCTTTAGTTTCGACCTTTGCGGATACCAGATTGTATCTACCGTCTGAGTCGGTTTCAGAAGCTTGAGGTTCTTGCTCAACCACTTCCCATTTCTGGATATTAGTCAATGGCTCTTTTGACTTAGGCAACTCTTTGCTATGACAGCCAAGCTCTTGCTGCTGCTGAATCTTACCCTTCTGCAAAGCTTCTAAATATGCGCTCACCGTATTCTTCGGCGTTGGAGTCATTTGGCATCCTGACAGCGCGATCGCTACCACAACCACAGACAAGATATTTTTCATTGATTTGACCAAGTAATTTATGAATGCGTTCTACTCATTGCCGCCCAATCTTCCCGTCATTCCAAATCCACTCAACACTCAAAACGTTGGCTACTCCCTTACCCGCCACTTTTGTTTCAAAGCTTGCAGTCTCCCCAGGGCGCAAAAACAATGGGCTGAGTGTAACGGTCTTAGTGTCAATGACTCTTCGCCGTCCATTGATAGTGACATTGGTGTTAGACGGTACAACTTCAAACACCACATTCATTAGTCGGATCATTCGATCGCTGTCGTTTCTAATCTGCCCTTCTGCAAAAAATGAAGCTTTCTTTAAACCTGGCTCTCGAACGCGCTTTACCAAGATTTCTGATACCGCGACTTTCTTCTGAGCAGCTTGTGCAACTTGCAATGACACAGGAAGTGACACTCTCAAATCACGGCCACTGCTGCTTACCGACGCGCCTTCAAGTTTGAACCCACAAACGGAAGCGGTCAGGTCAAGAATCCCGTCTTTAGCCTGCACATAGCAACTGTAGTCAGGCTCAGGAGCCGACAACGCAGGCAAACAGAAAGGCGCAGACATTAGAACCGCCAGCAAAAACTTCTTCATCAATTTAACCGGGAAAGTGACTTATTCAGGTCCCCCAATCATGGCAAAGTCTCAACGTGCTCCCCCCGAACTGAAAGCAGGTTTATCAAAAATTCAAAAGCAAAAGGACAAAATGACACCTAGCGAAGCCATCACAGAATTTTTCAATCACATCTCTTGGGGCAGCGAATGCTTAACCCTGACCGCTCCAAGTGACAGCCTCTATGCGCGATGCACCCCTTATCTCGCTTGCAATCTTTACACGCTTACTCCCTGCCACTGGAGTGAATTTGAACAGAAGAAAGAGTTAGCGATCGAGACTGCAAATCGCTGGAATGTGAAGCCCGGATTTATTCTTTACGGCGACTGTCCTGATTACGACTGCGATCGACTCAACTACGAGCTTGGCCAAGCAGGCTTTGTAATTTATTGGCTAGGAGCGAAACAGCAGGTTAAATATTCTCGCTTTCTGTCAAGTTCATTCGATGGGGTGAACTTCGTTAAGTCGATGTACCCCGATCTCTAGTTTTGATTCTCAAAATTCAAAAGCGACCGCTCACCCGTGAAAAGAGAAGCGATCGCCTAGCTCCCTCATTCACCAAAAGGAAAGAACTATGACCATTATCACCAATTTAATCAAGTTCGAGCAAAACGGAATTGAATTCTACACGGTCGAAGCAACTGGCGAATCTGGAATCAGCCAGTCAGGTCTAGCAAAACTCTGCGGAGTTACACGCCCATCGATCGTGAATTTTGCAAAGACTCTGACCCCTGTAACTTGCGAAGGTGAAACCGTTTCAGAACCCAGTGATACCAAGAGTTTTGAGGATTTTACCCTTGTAACTAACAGTGGAAAAGCGGTTGTAAACGGACGGGAATCAGGGAGTCTCAGAATCTATCGTTCTAACTTCTGCATTGCCGCAATCAAGTACTACGCAGAGAAGGGAAAGAAGGAAGCGCTTCATAGTCTACTGAAATTTGCAGAACTGGGATTTGAAACCTGGGTGCAGCAAATTACAGGCTGGAAGCCACCCCAAACAGACCAGCCCATTCTTGAGCCAGAACCACAGCCCCAAATCGAGCCCCCCACCCTCGAAGTCACCGCCGAACAGATTCCCCCCGAACTACCACCCGCACCTGAAGAACCCACCCTTCACCCCGCACTGAAATTCATCCAGGACGCGATCGACATGGGTGAAAAACTTGGCGGTTTTGATTCTGGTGAGCAAGCGATCGTTCGGGCGAAACTTGCCAAAGCGATTCAGGTCGCACAACTGAGCGAATTAACTTTACCAACTCCCGTTGAAGCTCCCCAGCAATACACGATCGCTGAACGCGCCTTTGTCCTCGGACACCGCATCAACCAACTTCAAACCGTCGCAGCCGGAAAATTCGCAGCCGAACTCTACCGCAAAAAGCACGACAAAAATCCACCGCAGCGACTCACCAATTACAACGGCGGCGTGAGCTACGTCAACGTTTACAGTGGGCGCGACCTATCGATCGCTGACCTCGCCATTCAAACCGTTGCTGAACGGGGGTACTAAGATGACCACCCTACGCGCTGACCTGCACTCATTAATTTTGCGCCACAGCCTGCCTGAGACTTTGGATCGCCTGCTCACAATGGTGGAGGAGCAGCAACGCCTCAGCCCCGAATGTCGCCACTGGGAAGATCTCATTCACCATCTTGATAAAGCGACTCAATCAGCGATCGCCGTATCGGCTGTCAAATCAGAACTGAAGGAAGAGGTGTGGAAATGAACGAATCCAGGCAGAATTGGAGGGCGATCGCAAAAACCCTCGACAACACCTGTATGGACTTGGACGAATTTCTAGCGCTTTACCCTGACATCTCCCGCGAACAGCTTGCCAAGCTAGCGGGCTGCGAAATTGCAACCGTCAATAACTGGTTTGCAAGCGGCTCGACCCACCGATCTCCCACCGACAAACACAAAATGAGGCTAGCGATCGCGCACTGGCTCAAAAACGAACCCGGTGTCTTTCGTGACTTGAGAGACATTATGGACGAACTCTGATTCTTATAAACCTTATAAGTATTGGCAGTCGATCGCCGTCTCAAACACGAGGCGGCTTTTTATTGTAGAGAAAGTTACTCAAAGGTTCCTCAAAGGTTTCTCACATGCGAACAACATTTGAACAACCTTTGAGCTTTGACCCAAACGCCGTTTTAGGAGCCGATGGTTACGAACGCTGCGCTGTCTTCAATGAGCTATCTCGCGAATACGGACAAGCAATCTGCTACCGCACCTTTTACGGTTGGTGTCGCACTCTGAAGATCCCCTCTGGTCGCGTCCTCTACCCCGCCAGAGAAGTGTTTCTTCTCCTAACCCTGGTTTGGGCGCGGTTTGGTCAAGGCTACCGAGGTTTATCCCGTCCCGTTATTGAATCTCTCCAAGAAAACTATGCCAGTAGCAGAATTAATCGAACGGTTGGAAGCTGAAGGGCTGACTCCAAATCAGTCGCATAAGGCTTTAGAAGAGTTAGGGCTACCTCAAGATGGCGAGGTTCCTTCCGAGGCGTATGAGCAGGTCATCTCTCATGTGTCTTCTCCCCCCAAAAAACAAAAGGGTGGATCAGTCGCCAAGCGTCAGCAGCAATCTAATCAGGGCAAGGGCGACCTTACAAAAGCAGGCGAAAAGCTCACAAACGCGATCGCCAAGACTCAAGCAAAACAAGCGATCGAGGCTTGCGACGCGGCTGCTAAAATCACCGCCGTTGCAGTTTTAAAGCGAAATTCGAGCAATATGAACGCCCTGGCAGACCAGATTCTAGGCTCTACAGGAATGAGTTCTGAAATCGTAGATCGCACCTCCGATGAGTTCGACATCGACGCTTTTTTGGGGGAAATTCCCAGCCCTTTAGCGGGGTTGAATCTGGGCTAATTCAGCAGGCAATTATCTATAAACTGCTGCTGGCTCAGGTTGCTCAAGAGTCTTACCACAAAGGAGAAGAAAGAATGGTCGATGCAATTTTGAACGGATTCGGATACGGGGTGATGGTCGGCGTTGCTGGACTGCTGATTGGAGGAATGGCGATCGCGACCACTCCAATTTTGATCGCTGGCATCGGCGGGGCGTTGGTGGGAGGAATGCGTCGATGATCAAGCAATTTGTCAGAGGGCTTTTGGTGATCGGCATTGGGTTGGCCGCTGGCTACGCAAACGGTCAAGTTGCCGAGCTTGCAGCCGAACAGTCCGCGCAAAAAACCTTTTACGCACGTCAATTCGACCCTAATCGCGATGTGCAATTTAGCATTAACGGCTTGCAGCAGTACACAACTGAGACTGCTCGATCGGCGGCTGACCTAGCGCAAGGCTATCAACTGATGGTTGCCCTCGCTGCATTCGCTCTGACAGCGTTTGTGATGATGGCTCCAACTCCAGACCGCAAGCCCCAGCCCATCACCGAAACTCAGCTTCTATTTCAGCGTTGGATCAGCGCCGCCAAAAAGAACAACTCTTTAGAAATGGCCGCGATCGAGACTCAGGTGCAAGAGACTCATGAGCAAAACTGACGAAGGCGAAAAACTAGATCTCACTCAGTGGGCGATTGCTCAGTTCAAAAGCCTTCCGATCGGCAAATGGGTTCCTTTTGTTTTTGGTGTCGCGCTACTGGCGATTGTGTGGGCGCGTGGCTCTGAAAAACCTCCGATGGTTGAGGAATCGAAGTCTAACCCAGTTCGGGCAGCAGCAACGCTTGATCCGGCTGCTAACGACGGAGACAGCAAGCTGCTGCCTGATGCCTACAACGTGGCTCAACAGCAGTTAATCTCGCTTCGCGCCCAACAGATTCGCGCCGAGTTCGATCGGGCAACCACCGACAAGAAAAATCGCTGCTTCAAAAAATCTCCCATGATTTGTGCAGAGCGGCGATTGAGCGAACTCAGCCGCAAGTTAACCGAGACGATCGGCGACGATGGCAGCCTTAAAGTTACTCCCCAACGCGCTTTGGAACTCACCCTAGAGGCTCAAGCTGTCCTTGCGGCGATGAGCGGGCAGGAGTCAAAGATGCCGATACCGAGCGCTTAATTCAAATCTACCTACCAGCGACAGATGGGCAATCTACCAATCTGTCAGGCGTGGCCGCCTCAATTCAGGGCACCGACTTATATCTAGAGAAGCGAAGGGTCGATCGCCTCTCATCAGTCGGAAAATCCGACGAAATCCCTCAGCTAAAAAAACGTGATGCCTCAAAGACTGCCCTGGATAATTAGCTGCGCTGTATCGACACTGCTGACGCTCTCTATTTCTGAGCAGAGCAACAGTTACCAAGCGTCGATCGACACCGCAATTTATCAACAAACCGGAGATCTCAAAGTCGCTTGGATGAAACCAGAAGGGGCACTCGCCAACCTGTTAACTTTCAGTTCGGGGGGAATGGCTTGCTTTGCGCTTTATCAGATTCTCAATCAGTCAACTACTGTGCAGACTGAGACAAAAAAGGAGAGCAAAAAGAGTCAGAAAGCAGAAGCTGAATCGGAGGAGCAACCTCTAAAAGAGCCTCTAGAGTCTGAGCAAGAGCATGAAGATGGTGACGACGCATCTGAATCGCCTGAGACTGTTGTAGCTCTGGTGTCAGTGCCAGAAAAACCAAGTCTCTTCGACCGCGTTTGGAATCATCGCAAGCGGCACCTCTTAATCCCTGCCGAAACCGGAGCCGGAAAAACCACGCTGCTACTTGGCTTGCTCAAATACTTTTGGGAACAGAGCGGCGAAACTGTTGAAATTTACGCCTCAACCGTCAAGCCCTCCCCTTGTCTAGGGCTGGAGTTTGAAACCGCTCCTGATGGATTGCCCAAAGTGATCAATCTCAATGTGACCGACCCGGCCACGGTTGAGACGCTCATTCATCGTTTGCGCTGGCTGCAAAAGCGATTGCAAAAGCGCCAAAATCAACGGGCTGAAGCCGAAGCTGCAAACAAGCCCTACACTCCTACTCGAATTATCATTGTTGCCGACGAGTGGAACAGCACTCTTGGTCTAGCCGCTCGGTTTGACAAGATTCTGGCGCGGGAGTTTTCGATCGCGAAAGCCGAAAAAGCTGAGGTGCTTCCGCAGCCTCCCTACGCAGTTGACGAACTCAAATCATTGATGGAATCAATCTTGCTGATGGGGCGTGAAGACGAGTGCGCTGAATGGGTGTTTGGGCAAGATCACCAAGTCCAAAACGCAGGGTTTAACACTGGCTATCGTAAGTCTTTCGGCGTGTTGGTGCCCTTTCGCAAAGGTGCAACGCAGTCGCTTGAAGATGCGCTCATCGGTCGATCTCCCGTACTGCCATTTCAGATTGGGAAGCAGATTTTAGAGCAGGCAAATAAAGAGATCGAGGCAAATCCTGATGGTGCATTTGTCTATTCAAATTTGAATGGGCACGAAATTCTAGAAGTTCCTTATATGCCAAACATCAAGCGAGAGAAACTCAATGGCAAACAACAACCAGCAACAGCAGGGCAATCAGAATCAGCAACAGAACCCACAGCAGAACTATCAGAATCAGACCCGTGGTAATAACAGGAGCAACAAACAAATGGGCGTAAAAGAATTTGTTTCCGAACACACCAGCCTTGACGTGACTCGTCCTGGTAACTCGCTCAAGAATTGGTTTATCGGCATCCCGATCGCGATCTCTCTAGTGTTTGGAGTTGTCGTCGAAGGCAATCCAGTTTCTAAGTTCGTGTCGTCTCTCGGCGTGGGAGCAAGACGCGGCGTAGGCAGCGCTATCACTGAAACTCAGCCCCAGATGCAAGAAGGAGTCGAAAGTCTGTACGGTCGCCCAACTCAACCAGGCGATTTGAGTAAGCGCAAACAGCAATCTCAAGGACAGCAAACTCAGTGCAACAACGGCTGGTGCTGGAAAAACTGATATGTCGAAATACATCATCCCAGGGCTGCGGCTCCAACACATTCTGATTCTTGGCACCTGCGCTTATTTAATGCAAGCGATCGCCACCGCAGACGGAGCGTTCAGGCTCAATCACTCTTTAGCAGTGCAGGTAAAAGAACGGGGATGGGCAGGCGCAATGCAGTCTCTGGGATGGATGGACAAATCGGCAGACGCGATCGACCGATGGAGCATTAAACAATTCGGCAAAGACCCCTGGCAGGCTCAAGGTGAGTTTCTCGCTCGGCAGGTTGGGGATTGTGTCACCACTCCCAGCTATGGCAAGGGCTACCTCAGCAAAGCCCAAATCAGCGTGTATCACCGCGCTCTCAAAAAAGACTTAAAAGTACTCGGATCGCCCCTCTGCAAGACCGTTTCAGGCAATTTACGTTACCTGACAGACGAACCCCAAACGCTCTTTGAGGTCGATTCGACCAACCCTAAAAATTATGGTGCAGTCACGCAGCCCGACAATTGATAATGTTATCTCGCTCGCTAAATTCCTTAATAAATCAGCAACCCCAGACCGCTCCTCTGCGCTCAAAGATGCCAAACTGCGCCTAGAAACCGCCCAAAAGAATGCCCGAACTGCGAGAGACCCAAACCGCGCTAATGACCTCGCTGAAAGCGCCAAAGACTCTCTAGATATCGCAGAAGAGAAGCGGATTAAAGCGGTCAGCACCTACAACCTGGTTGCTGACAAACTCAATCAAATCAAGGCGGCGCAGAAGACCCCAGACGAGTTGCAGCTTCTGGCTGACTCGGTTGAAACTGCCAAAGATCGGCTCGATCGGGCATCTCGCAAAGTTGACAAGCTGCAAGAAGCTGTCAATCTAGGGTCAGCAAAACTGCGTCAAGCGAGGCAATTAGAGAAATCTGAGACGGAACTTGAATCTCTCGAATCGTTGCTGAATGTCGATCGAGAGAAACTCAGTCGCGCATCTATTCAGTTTCGCGCTAGACAGGATGAGTTTAAGCAGGCAGAGCAGGCACTTTCTCAAGCCAGAAAGCTCACCAAAACGCCCGAAGAACTCAAACTTCTAGAAGACCGACTCAATGAGGCTCAAGGGCAAGTAGACCGAGCAACCAAAAAGGTCGCCGATGCCCAGCAAAATTATCAGCAGGCTCTAACCACTGCTCAAACCACCACAGCCGAAGCTCAGAAATTGGAAGCAGAGTTGGCGATTGCCCTTGCTGATTACGAAAAAATTACTGAGGCAACCGAAGCTGAGGAACGATTTGCAGCGATCGAGGCGCACCTTCAGACCTTTGAGAAGGGGCTGCAAACGACCAGAGAAGTGACTGACGTAGTTGACCCGTTTCTCAATGCTGAATTTTGGTGGAATTCTGCCTGCCTGGGAGCGACGGCGCTAGTTGCTGTGATGTACTTCACTCCCTTGGGGGCAGTGCTACAAAACACAGTTAAGGCAGTGAAATGGACGGCTGGTGCAGTTGGCAACGCTAAACAGTATGTGGATTCAACGTTTGCTCCAAATCTCAAGGACGTGCCAAAAGAGGGAGAAACGATCGCGGGTTGGGTTGTCACTTCTGGGTTTGGGCCGCGCACTTCTCCCACCGCAGGCGCATCCAAAGATCACGGCGGCATCGACCTTGCTGACCCACGCGGACCTAAATTTACAACAGGACGCGAACTCTACGGCATCGGCACTCCTGGAACCAAATTGCAGTTGACCTGCTGGCAAGATACAGGCGGCGGCGGGTTGGTCGCAACCTTAAAGCCTGAAAGCCTGCCCTACACGATCGAGTATCTCCACTTATCAAAATGCCAGCTCAAAAATGGCGAAACCAAAACGGTTAGCGCAGGCAAGGTGATCGCTTTGGTGGGCCGCTCCGGAGTAGGTACGGCGGCCCACCTGCATCTACAGGTCAAAGATGCCAACGGCAAAAAGATTCCGCCACCCCGGTCGATCGCTTGGTGGGCACTTACCGGAGAAATGCCCCAACCCGTAATTGCTCAGAAGAGGATAACCAAATGACGCTCAACCCCTTTTATTGGTGGCTTCAGGCAGTGGCGATCGAGTTACGTCATTTCGGCGAAGTCTTAACTACCGCCGACTTGATGTCTGCTGAGTTTTACTTCTACCAGTCATACACGCCAAATCAGTATGCAAACGCGCTACTTAACTGGAGACGATACTGATGACTCAATCAGACCCACGTCGCCACAAACAGAAGTGGAAGCGCACTGCCAAGCTCACCCGATCGCTGACTCGAGATCGCTGTTGCAACTGTGGAGCCGCCGCCAAAGAAGTGCATCACAGTTACTACGGCATTCGAGTTTTGTTTCTCACCTTGCCTTTGTCCGGCTTTGAGATTCCCGGCTGGCAAATCTTTCCGTTGTGCGACAAGTGCCATTCCAACTCTAAGCACTGCGCTCACCACATCAGCAATTATCAAGCTTCAAAGCTCTCAGACTGGTTCAACTGCAACACCTCCAGCTACTTGTGGGGACTGCGGTTTAAGTTTCTGCTGACTGTTGCGATCGTGCATCCACTCACCACCTTATTGATTTTGATTGGCTTATGGCTATCCGTTCCGACTATCTTTGCTGGTTCATCCTGGGGGCGATTTTTGTCACCAGCCTCCCCTCGATCGCCCAAAGCACCAAATCTACCAGCCAGACTGCTGCATCGCCTGACACCGCCAAACTTGTAGGCGAAATGGAAGGCTTCCGATCCTGCCCTTATAAAGACCCTGTGGGAGTGGCGACGATCGGATACGGCAACACCTACTACCAGGATGGGCGCAAGGTAACACTGAACGATGCTTGTTTAGACAAAGACAAAGCAAAGCAGTTGATGCAAGCCACGCTAGACAAAACAGCGAGAGAAGTAGAGGCGATGGTGAACGTACCGCTAACCGCTAATCAAAAAACGGCTCTCACCAGTTTTGCCTTCAACATAGGAACAGGGGCGCTGAGAGACTCTGACTTGCTAGCAAAACTCAACGCTGGAGATAAAGAAGGCGCGGCACAAGAGTTTGATCGCTGGGTGCATGGCGAGAACAAGCAAGTGCTGCCGGGGTTGGTCGATCGCCGCGCCAAAGAGAAAGACCTCTTCAAAAAATAAACTAACTGTCTCACAAGCAGACAGAACCAGGCGTTGCGCGGTCGCCTCCTTTCCCAACTCAAAGACATCAAGTATCCTGCTCTCGTCTATCACGATGGCGAGTGGTTTGCAGCAGTCGTGCCTGAACTTAACGAAGGAGACAACCACTCGTTCCAGAACTCATTATCCACCGCCACTACTGCGCCAACCTCTATGTCCCAACCGGGGAATATCGCAAAAACACCAACGGCCACCCCCTGAGCAAGGCCTTCCTTGGTGAGAGCTAAGGATTCCTTTTTGGCTAATATCTATCCGTAAATAGCCAGAACTGCTTTAACGATCGACCACGGACTGATCGTGATCTTGCTTCGCTTTGTATAGCGCGACTAAAAACAAGAATCGCATAGCATTTTAAGCAATTCCCCTAAAAAACGCGATCGCGTCGCGATCGCGTTTCAAAAAGGTATGTTAGTCTTGCATTAGGTGAAAAAGAATTAGCAAAGCAAAAGAGCCAGTCTCCTGGAAAAGATTACAGCCCTTTTGCCGCTCTACTCGTTTTTGCTAGAAATGGGGCGGGCAGGTTTGCCTCTTTGGGACTTCGCACTCCGGGGAGAGGAATTCAAGTTTCCGCCGCTCCACAACCCCCTACTTTTAGGAGGTTAGTTGACCATGACTAACAATCACACTTTCATTTTAAACGGACATGCCTCAACAGCGCAACAACTTCTTATTACTCCCACCACCAAAGTGATAGAACCTCATAGCAGCGATAATACCTCTACAAGTCCGCATTCACTTCGCCCTGTCGATTGGACAGTTTTGCGAGCGATTGGCATTGGTGGTGAGGTGAAAAGATTAGAAATCCAAAAAGAAACAGGCTTACCCACCTCTATCGTCTCGAAGTCCACGCGTGTATTGTACGAGCAGACCAGGATATGCAGAAGGATAGCTCCTGGGACTGAAAACCAATCGAAGCCTACTCTCCTCTTTTCACTTTCTCCAGGGTTAACACTGGAATCCATTGAGGCTGAAATGAAAGATTTAAATGTATCTATTTCGGCTCCCACTCTAAAAGACATTCCTGAAGAACAAAAACGTTCTGCAAAACCAAAACCGATGAGTTCTCAAATCAGTGAAATTATTAAAGAAAGAGGAGGCACAGTTAGCGAAATTGTTGAAAAAACTGGGCTAGCGGTAGGAATAGTTCAAGGGTACTTGGGTAGAGCTTACCGAAAAGGAGATGTTACTCGTGTACGCAATCCAGACAAATCAACTTTGGAGTACATCTATTCGCTCGCCACAAATGCAGGTGATTCTGGACAGAGCAAGGGTAGATCGGATGCTGTGAGTCATTCTGCTTCTGAAACCAATGAACCATTAGAGCAACCCAGTATGAATCATCATATGGACACGGAATCGCCACAAAAGGCATCTGACTCTACATCCAACGCTGAGGCAACAATTTGGGAAGTAGTACAAGCTATGGCTGAAAGAATCGTTGACCTTGAAGGTCGTTTTGAACAGCTTGAGACAGCTTTAAAGGGAAATAGCAATCTTAAGGCTGACCAGATCTTATCTTTACTTCGCAAAAAGACTTAGAAAAAATGGCGGCACTGGTGCCTATGTTCTGTCCAAAGAAGCGTCGCTGGTGCTAGTTGTGCTTCCTAAGCTCAGTGCTGGGGGTTCAATTCCCCTGCCGTTCATAATCCTATCTAAGCCCATGGAAGCAGTAGAAATGATGAATCGCTCTAGTTACTTGAATTGTAATAATTGGGACTACTCTGACCACCCTAAGCGTCATAGTGCCCTTTCAGAAAGATGCTTCGAGGTTTACAAGGAAATAGAAGAAAATAGGCTAGGTATTTTAGATCTTTTAGCAGATTCGCGCCCTACTCATAAGCATCTTTTTGAATTTGCCGCCCCTTCTGATTGCGAATATATGGCTGGGCATTACCGTGGTGAAGATTTTCCTTGTTTAGCTAATTGCTGGGTTGGAATTGAATCGGATTCGAGTGTTGGATACGCGCCATCAATTGTTCTAGAAACTATGAAAGTATTTGGTGATATTTCGACTAATTCAATTCATGCCTTAGACCCAATTATTCAAGATTCTAACTTTTCAATAGAACGCAAGATTATTAGAGCAGTTACTTCAGCCTGTGACATTTTTGAGTATTTTCTCCGAATACATCCTTACGCCAACGGGAATGGGCATCTTAGCAGGATGCTGCTTTGGGCGACTCTTAAGCGCTATAACTTTGAGCCTAGAGGTTTGACAATAGATACTAGACCAATATCTCCGTATGCAACCCTTATCAAGTCATACAGAGAAGATGACAAAAAGCCTTTAATAGCTAAGATTTTGAATTTTATTAATGCGAACGGTACATGAATAAACTTAATCGTTGAAGCTAGATATTTCGCTTGAAAAATTGCGGAGCCATTGCTCTGAACCAGAAACATCTTGTTTCCTTTTACTTATTGCAAAACTGGCTTGACGTGCCAATTCTAATAGTTCCTCATCAGCTTCGATAGAAGAAGTTTCATCATCTATGCTTGCTTCTCTTGCGCTCCAACCAAACCCAAACTCATTGAGACGACTGGAAAAATATTGTTTTATTGATTGCTGAGGAATTGATTGGCTTAACTTATTATAATTCTCAATCCAAGGAGACTCAAGATGGGTCATATTTCTCAAGCTCATAGCAGAATATTTACCAAACATCTCTAAAATTCTATTCAAGAAAGCACTAATGTTTTGGTCCCAAGTTTGATAGTTAGAATGTGCTTGAAAATTGACTGGATTGGCACCAAAAAGCTTGAGTTCATGGTACACAGAAGGAACAACAGGTCCATGATCCCAAGCTTCAAGTTCTTCTAAAAATAAAGGGGACTCATACAAAGCCAAATGAAACCCTTGCGCGTAATAGAGCAGTTTTTGAATTTTTAAGTTGCTTAAATCTGTATAGCTTTGACCATTTTCTACAAAGTATCGAGCAATTTCTAAAGCATTTTTCATTGGATTGCTCCTATTGCAGCTTGGTACAAGAGTACGTTAGTCGCGTGCCCTATTATAGCTTGCCTTCCAACTGTTTTTAATAAATCTATAGACTTGAAGTGGCGCTATATGTAGGATGCTTGAATTTAGTTGAACTACTTATAGCGTTTGCTTCTGGATTTGCTTCTAGAAAGTAATAAGCCGCATCAATAGTGTTTGCCACAAATTCCTCCAGTTGAGCCAAGAACCGAATGCAATCACCTAGTAGTCAACTACTACCACTCTAGTTTACCTAATTGTAAAATGTACGGACGACTTTAAAACTTTATATCATACTCTGCATTGCTCAAAAAGCATACACACCTTTTTTGATTTAAACATGCGGATATCCGAACCTTTAATTTCGCTGCCACTATTTAACCAGAAGGTTAGGAAAGAGAGCCGATCCTAATCGGCTGAACACGTTCAAGAACGTTCAAGAACATGATCCACCGTCACTACGTGTCCGATTTGTTTGGGGAGTCTGGAGAGTATCGAACCAGTCAGGGAGAGACGATCGGGAAGACGACTTTCTACACCCAATACCTGAAAGCGCTGTCTATCTCTCCTCTTAAAGATGAGAATCACCGCGCTTACGTCACTCACGACCAGAAGCAACTACTCGATGAGTATCACCGCCGCCGATGTGAGGGTAAAACCTCTCTGAACGAATTCCTTGCCGAACTTGGCTCAACTCAGCTACAGTCTACGATCGAGCCTGTTCAGAACACTCCCGAACTCGTTCAATCTCCCCTGTGGCTTGCTTTTCTCGAAGCTCTAACCCCTCGCCTCGCACCTCCCACTGATCCGCTCTCTCCTCAAAAGCAATTGCAGGAGATTAGCGATCGGGCCTGGCAAGTTTCAAGCTCCCAACTCAAAGCCATCCTAAACACAAGCTCTGTCCCCCCGAACCGATACGGGTTCAACTTTACAAAAGTAGGTAAATCAGGTCGCGAATTATCGTGGGTGGTACAAAAAATCTAGAATGTTGTGGAAGTTTAAAAATCTGCTGTGTTCAACCTGCTTTCAGCCGATGAACGGATTGTTGCTTCTGTCAAGCTTGAGGTTGCCAATCCTCCACTGATTATTGTTTGGGGCGATCGGGGATTCCTGCGATACAAGGATTTCTCTTATCGAGAGATTGCAATTTATGTATGCGATGCAGAGACCCAAATCTTGACCGCAGAGCAGATGCTACCGATTCGCCCCCCGCGCCGATCAAGCGCTAAAAATGGTCGGTAGACCTGCGGCCCAGCCTTGAACATATAAATCAAGTCCTGGGGCATAGCGATCGTGGATGCCAGATAAAATCTCCCACAGCTCAGTTGTCTCCACATATTCACAAACGCAGCAAAGCCCCAACCCTTCAGCCATTGTCATCAAGGTGCCTACGATCGCTCTTGCCTTCATGTTTTCAGCGATTTGCAAAATTAGATGGCCGTCGATCTTGATGCCATCAAACTTAAAATTGCACAGTCGATTTAGCCCAGAGTAGGCAGAGCCAATATCATCCAACATGGTTGGAAAGTGTTGGCAGATTTCATTTAGCAGATCAGTTTGAGTAATTTCAAAGGCGTGATGCTCCGTCACCTCGATCACGAGTTCTTGAGCAGTGCCAAGCAGGAACTCAAAAAGCTCAGGACTGCTCAGACTGTCACTCGATAAGTTGATTGCATATTTTCCAAAAGGGAGCCTACGGATCTGGCTTGCCACCCAAAAATCGAGAATTCTTGACTCTTGAGGATTGAGCGAATTGAGGAAAGCGATCGGGCTGCCTCCTTGAACTCTGAGCAGCACCTCAAAGTAATCAGACTCTCTCGCCTTTGGACGAATCGAGCGAATCGGCTGGCAAGCGATCGATAGATGTTCCTGTCTGAGAGCGGCTTCCAAAATTGACACGGGCAATAATCTGAATGAAGTTTATTCGACTTTCGCGACCGATTTAACCATTCTCTGTACTTGCTCAAAGCAACCGGAGTAAGGCTACAGGTTGTTTTAAAACTTGTTCTACAGGCTAAATTCTTCACCAATTACTCATATTCTTTTCGAGCGGCCCTGAACTTTGCTTCGATCGCTTGAGTCCAAAAAGCTTCTCGAAACGGATTGAACTCCTCTTCTCTCCGCTTGTCTGGGATGCGCCTGAGTAGCCTGGGGTCTCTGATGTTGAGCACGATGTCTGGGCAAATTCTCTCGGCTAAAAATTTGCCTATATCAGCAGCAACGCGATCGGGGGCTTGCCAGAGTTCTAGCGTAGACCCGTTATCCGCTGGAATCTGAATTGATGTTTGAATCGAAACCACGATCGAGATAGTGTCTTTCTCGATCGGACGAGCCAAAATCCACAAATGATGAGTCTTGGTCGGGTCCAACTGATAAGGGAGATACTTCTCTCCTCGTATAGGTCTGAGATGCTCGATACGGAGGGTATGCAGATATCCCTGCAAGAGACATCCGCGATAGGCAACGACCGCTCGACCGGACGGGAGGAGTCGCTCCATTCTGGGAAGAAAGATTGAGGATACTGGCTTATCACGCCGCTTCCTCCAGTTTGAGAAAAATTCCACGTTGCATGGTCACTTATTTTACGAGGATTTTTGAATAGGCGTTGAGTCGATCGGTGGGTGCCATTCTCAGGACTGCCGAACCAGCGGCCATCGCCCCAAACCAGCCGATCGCTTCTTGCCAGGTGAAATTCTCGGCAATCGATCGCTTAGACGCAGGAACTGCCAGCAGCGCTAGCAACGCCAGATGCATCGTGAATTCGATCGGGTCGAGCGTCAGCCCAAACAAGCGAATGCCACTGGGTTTAGCACGGTTTACACAGTCGATCGGGCAGCTCAAAAGTTCGGTCGGGATTTCTGACTGAGACATGGAATAAACCGAAACGCTTCACTTTATTGATTCCCACGCTCAATTAAGCAAGGTTGCAGCAAATGCCATAAAAACCTACCTCAGAGATTGATGCTGCCCAGTAATTCTTTTCCGCCCAAAGCATCAGGATGCGATCGTAGTCCTCGCTCTGACAAATATCATCTGAGCTTCCGCCGCCATAGTGGTAGTAGAGCGAATATCTAGCAATCATTTGAGGAGTGAGGAGTGAGGTGTGAGGGGATATCTAATCGCTCATACCCCCCGAACTAAGAAGCAATTTGAATCAAAATTTGCTGAATTTTAGCTTTCAGCGCAGCATTGTCAATTTGCAGATCAAAAGCGATTTCCTTCCTGGACCGCTTTTGATAATAAAGAGCCTCGATTAAAGAGCGATCGCTTGCCTCTAGCGCAGATAAGTTCTTTCGCAGCTTAGACCAGGCGCGTTCTAGTTGACTGTGATCACCTGGCTCTGGCCCCTCAATGCTGAATTCTTGCGATCGCACTAGTGGAGAAGTTCTTGCACGTCCGTGACTAAAGCTTTTAGTCGTTGGAAGCTGAGACTCGTATTCATCGCGACCAGTCAAATCACGATCGAGTTGATCAAAGCTGATTGGAGTTTGGTGAGCGATCGCTGCCCTCACCTCTCGAATTCGCTCTAGCTTTATCCCAGACTGATCGGCTAATTCCTGCTCGGTTGGCAATCTCCCTTTGACATTCGCCCAGGCTCTCTCAGTACGGTTGATTGCGCTATTCGTCTCTCGCCAGCGCCGAGGAATTTTTACGCCGCTGCCATGATCGCGGAGGAAGTGGAGCATTGCGCCTTGAATGTACGGCACTGCAAATGAACTGAAAGCGTTTCCGGTAGTGGGGTCGAAGCGCTCGATCGCTTTCACCAGCCCGAAATAGCCCATCTGCTCTAAGTCTGAGAAAGGTTCTGCACATTGGGCAGCCACCCTGTAGGCGATTTTGCGAACCAAGCCCCGATGGGCGACAGTAATTTCGTTACGCAGTTGAATCGACTCTGACTTTTCAAGCTTTTGCCTGTGATAGTTCCACAATTGTGCTGCGGCGGTTGCTTTGCGGGTTCTGGGCACTTTTTGATACTCGATAAGAAGCGTTTATTCAATCAAGCCACTTCTAACATCTATCCAAATGAGTATTTACACGGCATTAACAGAGGCTTTATTAAATCTTTAATAAGTGTTGTTATTTCCAAGCTTGTATAAAGACGTACTTCATGTTCAGTAGCTCCAGCCTGCCTCGCTAATCCCCCAATGCTCGATCGCTGGCGGCTGGCTCTAGCTATAAATCACCGTAGCAGTTCTTTGAAAAAGGCTGGAATGACTGCTCAGACTAGGTTTCCAAGTATAATTGAAAAATACGATCGCATCCTGTTCTAGCAAAAATACGATCGCTAACCCCTCGCTTTGAAGGACAAAGGAGCGGCTGTGAATCACCCTATGACCCTCATCTACAGGTTGATCAACCCTGTAGATGGAGAAACTTTCTACATTGGTAGAACTTCGACCACGCTTAAGAAGCGCCTAACCGCTCATCTCAAAGAGAGTCGAAGTGCCAAAAATCCTAAAGCACTGAAAATTACTGAAATCGTCGCACTTGGCCACGAACCCGAAATCATTGAGCTTTTTCGGCTGATCGACCCCACGCTTGAGGAGGCTGAAGAGTGCGAGCAAGCCTGGATCGACTTCTATCAACTGAGCAATCAGCTTACCAATGTCAAACCTGCGGCGGCTGGTGGAATTGGGTGTGGGGACGGCATCCGCTACGAATGGACTCCTGAGGTTTTGGCGCGTTTAGGCAAAGCACCTGATTCAGAGATTGCTAAAGATATGGGGTGCAGCCAAACCGCTGTTGCGGACCAGCGAATCAAGCTAAGAATTCCAAAGTTCACTGACTCAAAGTGGACGCTTGAAACGATCGCTCGTTTGGGTAAAGAGCCGGATAGCACGATCGCTAAAGATTTGGATTGCTGGTTTTCAGTCGTTGCGGTCAAGCGTCAAAAGCTGGGCATTCCTGCTTACAAGTCCAGCGATCGCTGGACTTCTGAAGTTGTGGCACGTTTGGGCAAGGAACCAGACACTAAAATTGCAAAAGATTTGGGGTTGCATCCTCAAGCGGTCCTCAAATACCGTCAAGAACATGGCATTCCTGCTTGCCCAAGGAGTTACTACAAAATCGAGAAAACTGCGCCCACTTGGAACAAAACAAAGCTCCCTGAATCTGTGGTTAGAAAGCTGGGCACGATGACCGATGCCGATTTAGCGGCAATCTCTGGCTTCACCCACCGAGTGATTCATGGCGCTAGGACTCGACTCAATATTCCAAGCTATGCCGAAGCGATCGGAAACCCCACACAATTTAAGCAGGGGCAGCCTCATCCACGCTGGTCGAAACTCAATAACTCCAGCCAGCCTCACTGACTCCCCAGTAACCCGGCTGACTAGCTTCCAGCCAATTCAAAGCCTGCGACGATGAATCCACCTGATCGTCGTGAGTGCCGTTGGGGAATTTGGCAAATTCTTCGAGGTAGTCATGAATCCAGGGCGCGATCGAGGGGTCGGGCAAAAACACATTACCCGCCTGAACATAGGGCGCAATTGCCACAGCGCGAACCAGCTTACCGCCTTCTGGATTGATGGGTATCAGTCCTGCAATCTCGCGATTGAGTAGATCAATTACCGCAGAGCCGTTGGCTTTGTCTTCTACCAGCTTGGCACTAGAGAGCGGATATTTGGCAGAGAGCGATCGGATTGCGCTCAAAGTGCCGTTGATGTCCATTCGACCTCGCACTTGATCCAGCAGATAGTATTGAGCGCCACGCTTGCCCCAGACTTGCCCCACAACAAAATCCGATTTGCTGGTTTCTTTGAAGGCGCAATCCCACGATTGAATGACTTGATCAAACTCAGCAGGTGGCTGCTTGTAAAACTGCCACCAGTTGCGCTTAAAGAAATCGCCCTCCAATGATGATGGTCGCTGTTGATAGAGCGCATTCCAGAACTGCGATCCGATCTTGCCTTGAATGCGAGTGAGTTTCTTTGCATCAAACCGCTCTGGGCAAAGCGCTTCCCCTGGCTGTCTCCAATCCGGCTCTAACGTGCAGGAGCTTGGAAACTTTGCTTCGGTCTCTTCTTTGAGTGCCTCAAAGTTGACGACATGCCAGTTCTCCGGTTCGTCATTTTGTTCTTGGTTGAGCAACCAGCCTGATAGATCATCTTCATGCCAGCGAGTTTGAACAACCACGATCGCCGCGTCTGGTTCAGCCCGTGTGTAGAAGGTTGAGCCATACCAATCTTTTTGCTTGGCACGAATGCGATCGCTTAATGCTTCCTCGGCATTTTTGAGCGGATCGTCAATAATTCCAACCGAGCCAAATCCTTTCCCTGTGATCGGGCCACCCACACCCGCTGCCCACATTCCGCCACCTTCAGGGGTTTCCCAGTTTTTAATAGCGGAAGCGTCTTCGCGCATTTTGCCGCCAATCTCACGGTAAGCATCACGTGAAGAGCGACTGAAAGTGTAAGCAAGTTCCGCCGCATAGGAATTGATGCCAACCCACTTATGTGGATATTTATGCAGCATGTAGGCGGGAAACAGTTTAGATGTGAGCTGAGACTTACCTCCTCTAGGGGGCATGAAAATCATTACTCGCTTGAGCTTGCCATCCGCTACACGCTGCAAAACATCTGCCAAAACTTCGCAGTGCCGATACCACTGGTAACGCGGATAAACCTTGCTAACAAACTCTTTAAGAGTTAGCGATCGACGCTCTGATTCCCGTCGCTGCCGCAATTCCAACTCTGCCTGTGCCCGAATCTGAACTTCTTCAAGCGACGACATGACGCGGATCTTCGCCAGCTGCTAATCGCTGGAGTTGCTCATCAGACAAATTGCTGTAGTCAATATTGACGTTCAGCTTTTGCTCTTCCCCTAATGCCGCCTTGCCAATCTTCTGAATCCGCTCTAGCGATTTGGTGAGTAAGTCAATTTGGTTAGCAGATAGCGGCTCCTCAGTGACGCTGTTGAGGCGTGAATCGACTAATTCAAGCGCCGTCCCTGCTGCATTAAAAACTCTCGCATCCCACTCAGCCAAGCTGCCAGCTAGGGCTTCAGACTTGTGTTCTTTACGCTTGGTTTGAACAGTTTCGAGATACCTTTCAGCCTCAACTTTCCAGTTCTCTTTGGCGGCTTTTTCGCGCAAATGAGAGGGAGAGCAATTGTACTTTGCAGCCAGTTGCTCTAAGGTTGGGCGCAGCTTTTCGCTCGATGCCAACACATAATCGTTTTTAATTTGTTGCCAGTTATGTCTCATCCAGAGTGCAGTGTCGGTTCTGCTTCTGGTATTCCCACGCCACACAGGGAGGGGTTTTGGGAGATTTGGAGAAGGGCGAGATCCGACATTTGTCGGTTTTGATACATTATCTACAGCCAAATAACCAAACCTACTTCTCTGAAAGCACTTCACTTTGTTGACGATTCTACAAAGAAGAAACTTGACTTTGCTTAAGCACTGGTTGCGTGATTTGGCTGATGTTAAGTTTTGAAAATCTTTTTGCAATTTAGGCAGCGCCGAAATTGGTCCGCTGCAAGCAAGAAATTAATTGTCATAGCTCACTAATTCTCTAGTCTCCACATTCTTATAACCCTTGGAGAAAGTTGAGGAGATCTTTGAACGAAGAACATCGACTAGAGCAAAGCTCTAAGTTTAGTCTTTTTGCTAAGTCAACATTCATGTTGGTGCTATAACGAGGCTTTCTATTTTCGCCACATGATAATTTTAATAGTTGCTCTTTCGGTTGAGTAATTGAATGAGGGTTTAGTTGTGCTTGTCCTTTTCCACGTCCAACAAATGTGACAACATCTGGGTCAGACCAAAACCAAGCTTCTAATTCTTCAATTGGAATGCATATATGTTTTTTAATTCCCTCAACTTGAGAAGCTGCTGCCTCCAAAAAACCACGGAGTGTTTCTTCATTGTTAAGGCAATTGTTTTCTGGGTTACGATCTAAATCATGAATAATAATAAAAACATCACAGCCTTCATTAGACATCACTTTGAGTTTTGCCGTTAATTTTCTCCTTAATGGACCACACCCTCCAGGTGCCCACCGTTTTGTCCTCGTAGAAGCACCAAGTACGCGATGTATAATTTCTCGAACTGCATTGCAGTCCGTCTCATCTTCAGCGATTAGGGCTATTAGTGGGCTACTCATCAAGAACACCACTGTAAAGCCACTCGCCTAAATCTCCCTCCTCGTAAAGGTACTCGACAACTGTCTGAATTTCTTGTTCGTGCAGCTTTCGAATATTGGTTTGTCCACAGTCGCGGTAAACAATATTAATCTTGTCTGGTTTAGTCCATGCAACTACCTGCGGCGAATGAGTTGACAGGATTAAATTTCCTTCAAAAGTATATGCTTCAATCTCATTTAATAACTTTGCTAGCATTCCAGGATGAATTTGAGCTTCAGGTTCCTCAATAATTGTGGTTGCATTAAGCGGCAAGGTAATTAGTTCTAGAAGGATCGATAAAACCCGAAGTGTTCCATCAGAAAGTAATCCGATGTTGACTCCGTCTAGCAACACTGAAGCATATTCATCTTCATTTTCTCTAAGTTCGTTACTTGGAACAAACTTTTGCACGGTGATCTTGCTTCCAAGTCCAATTCGTTGACAGACGCTTTCAAGCTCGTCAAGTTCTCCTATCGCCACTCGTCGGAATATTTTGCGTGCTAGGCTATCTGCTAACCCAAAACCTTGAATACCTTTGCTCGATACCCACAGAAGTGAGGGACGACGCCTAACTGTTTGACGAACAGGAGTTTTCCCAAGAAGACGAACCCCCTTCAGGACGGAGTGAATCCACTGCATCTCCTCAGGGAAGTTCAGTTGCGAATTCTCTGCAAGCTGTCCTCGACGAAGCGAATTAGTATCACCAAGGATGACGGCATCACGCTTCTCGTTATTATTGTAGAGAAACGTGACGCCAGATTCAGTAGTCCACTGAATCTCTTGCTCTCCATCAATATATTGGCACAACTCATTCCACGAGAACTGACCTTCTTCTGAACCTTCATTTGTGGAATCATCTACATCCTGGTCATCAGGTGTGATAGATCCAACTATAAGCTCGTACCTATATCTAAGTCGTCGCTCTGTCGGTGTTGAAATCTCAATGTCTAATATCCTTGGCATACTATCACTATCAACAAGTCGCCCTCGATCGCGCCTGCCGATGGCTCGCAATGAAATAGATTCAAATCCTTCAAGGATAGCCGATTTTCCAGCGCCATTCCGACCAACCAATATCGCTGCTCGATTAAATAAGTCAACGGTAACTGAACCACCTAGAGCGGTCGAATTATCAAGAGTAAAAGATAAAAGGCAAGGCTGATCTGTGCTGGGCAAAATGTACATTCCTTCCCATGCTATCCATTTCAGTCAATTTTATCCTGACTCAATCCATTTAAAACCTATTTTTAACGGTCTATAGAAAGAAAATCAGTAAAAAACACTTAGTCAAGCGGTTTGGGCATTGCCATACAGTCAAGCACCCATTGAGATTGCGCCCTACAAAGCACAACAGCGTAGCCGCAGCGTAGCACTCAGAGCATTAGATCACTTATCAAAAAAACCAAAAGGGCTCCAGCAGCTTTCCATTTTTTGCCCAGATGACGAAAAGGTACAGTGCAATTTCAAGTTGAAGGGGAACCGTAAACCACGCATGAAATTTTTTCTCGCTCCCTATTTCGGTAGGAGTTTTTTGTACGCTGAAACAATTCCCCATAGTCGCAACCGCTTTTTGACCTTGACGGCAAATACTTCGTGGAGCGAAGTTACCACTCTCACTGTTGGTATTCCAATGAGCATCGCGATTGTGGATGCGATTCTTCGGAGCCGCGGCGACTGGTACGTGAGATTTGAGAGCGGGCAGGCTAAACAGGGGTTGTATGGCGAGGCGTTTCATCTTCCTAATCATTCTGCAACTCCCATCTATTGAACATACTCCCATCGCTGCTCTACGAGACAGCGTGGGCTTCTCTCGTCATAGGCTCGGTATCCCGATCGCCTCGGAGAGCTTGGACGGGATGACCCACCGCCCTTTGTTTGATATTTCGTGCTGCATTGTGGTCACGGCAGTAACTTGCACCGCAGGAGCAGTTGTGCCATCTATCAGAGAGTGTTTTGGGCACATCTTGACCACAATCAGAACATTTGATCGTTGTTTTGCGCGGGTTCTGTGGCAATCCTTGACCTCCAGCTTTTTCAGCTTTGAGAGCAGTAATACTCAGAAATTGACCCCATGCAGCATCCAGAATCGATTTAGCTAGCCTTGTTCGGGCTAGACCTTTGATGTTTAAGTCTTCATAGGCGATGAACTTGTAGCCCTTGGATAGTAACCACTGGGCGGTTTTGTAATGAAAGTCCTTGCGCTGATTTGCTACTTTTTGATGCAGCTTGGCAACTCGTTTAATCGCTTTCTTGCGACGATTAGACCCCTTCTTTTTGCGAGATAGTGAGCGCTGTAACCGCTTCAATCGCTTCTCGGCTTTGCGGTAGTGCTGAGGAATAGCAACCTCTTCACCGTCGCTAGTAACCAGGAAGGACTTTAGCCCAACGTCAATGCCGCTCGTGTTATCGGGTAAGGGTGTATCAAGCGTGAGAGTTGGAACGCTCTGATCTTCCAGGGTTAGCGTGATGTACCATCCGTCTGCTTTCTTGCTGAGGATGGCAGTTTTGACCCTGAAGCCATCGGGCAAGGGGCGATGCCAAATTGCTTTAACCGCGCCGATTTTGGGCAAGTTTATAAACTTGCCCAAAATCCAATCAATAGAGGCTTGAGAGTAGGTAAATGACCGATATCTGCCCTTGCCCTTAAAGCGAGGCTTGCCACTTCGTTTCCCGTTGCAGTCACCTTTGAGAAAGCGATCGAACGTCAGTTGCACTCGCTTTGCTACGTCTTGCAGAACTTGAGAGTGAATCTCTTTGTACCAAGGACGGTCTTTCTTCATCTGGACGAGCGAACTTTGCTGAGAGTAGCGATTTGGCTGCTCCTTGAGTTCTGGAAGATGGCAGATTAACGGGCAAGCGTTGACAGATGAGCGATTTTCTTCCCACCATTGGAAGCGCTCTGACAGCATCCAGTTGTACTGGCAGCGAAGCATATCAAGCCAACGCTCTAGGATGACTTGTTGCTGTGCTGTGGGTCGTAAGCGGTATTGGTAGGCGAGTTTCATGCTGACGGAAGTTCAAATGTAGCTGCGTGCCTAAAATGCAAATCACGAGTCAATGCAATGTTTGCTTCATTTACAGTGCAATGTATTTGTAGAACAAATCTCGCATAATTTGAGGTTGGTCTACAAACCAAAGAAGCAAATCATGCTCTGTTTGTGTTAGCTCCGTGCGCTTATCTCCGACAGGTAAATTAGAGCTTGCAAGAAGTTTTCCAGTTGTGTAGAGATTGACGGCTTGCGATTGAAGTTCTCGAAGGTAAGTCGCAACCTCTTCATCAAATAGGAAGAGTGCCTCATCCGTGTCGCGTCCGAACGCCCAAACTTTGTCTATATCTATAGCTGCGTGTGTATCAATCACATTCAAGAAATCGCGAGTAGTTCGATAAATTGCTATCTTCCGATCGTAAACTTCTAGAGACAATCTACGCCTTTTGCTTGAAGGATCAGCTTGTCTATTAGTTGTCGGGTGATTGCTCGCCCATAGCAGTTGTTTTTCCTGTCGAATAGCCTCTTGTTCTTCAACTGAGGCTGTGTACGTGGCGGCGCCATCATGACGACGAAGCAGTACAGCTTGAGCAGAATACGTTTCCGTGGGTGTCTTTAGTGCTTTGGTAAGAATATGGAGGTGACGAGATGGGGAAATTGAAACAACGAAGAGATTTTTCTCATCCAGCACTATCTTTTGACATTGGATTTTGAGTGACGGGGGACGGCAGTACGAGGTTACCTTTTCAAGAATCTGTTTCTCTGTAGGTACTGGCTCACCTACATCACATAGATTTCTACTGTCATCAGAATTGAGATTGTCGGCAGCGCCGATAATCAGAAAACCTATGTCGTTAGCAGTCCCAGAGTTACCATTTGCAAGCGCCAAGATATCTTTAACTAGCTCTGCCCACTGCTGATTTCTCGAAGCCTCCCATTGTTTAACCTCTGATTGCTCGGCTGGTTTAGGTTCAAAGATTTTGTGCAACTTGATTTTAAAGTCAAGCTTTGCGCTTTCTGGTTGTGAAAGTTTTTGACGAAGCGTTTCGCTATCCATCAT